ACGCGATCAAGTCCTCGTCCAGCACCGTCCTCGCCGCTACCCGGCGCGGCTGCAAGGTCAGCATCCCGAATGCGACATCGGAATCCGTGATGGCGCTGGAAAGCGGAGAATCCCCAACCCAGTACGCCGTCGTGCTTTGTGTCTGACGCGGGATCCGCAGCGTGAGCGGCGCGTTCGGGATCACCTGAGCGCCAGCCGCCCGGAATACGGTGCGCGCGCTCAGTTGCCCGATTAGCTCGGCTGACAGTTCCTCTGGAACGAGGAAGCCACCAGCCGTATCGGGGATAAGCCCCAGCGCCTTGTAGACGCTAGAATTGCTGGACTCTTTGATCCAGTCGCGCTCAAGCTCACGGCCATCCCAGTTCCCGGTGACAATCCCCAAGACCGCCTTCGAGATCTGGAATTGCTTGAGATCATCCGACCCTTTTGGTTTCGTATGAATAGTCGGGAACCGCGTTTCCTTGCCGACAGCATCCTGCGCATCTACCGCAGCGACTTTTGTCGGTTCCTTCATCTCAATCCCAGGCGTAACCGGTGCCGGAACGCCCTTTTCCTCAGCCTCTTGCTCGGCCTTTAGCTTAGCCAGTGCCGCAGCAATCAGCTCCTCTGTCTGTTCTTTCGTGATCGGCTCTGCCATATTCTCACCTCCGTACGACGACTGTTGCAGCTAGTGCCGCGGCCTGACTCCGCAAAGCCTCGACCTCCGCTACCGCTTCGTCGCGTTCCGTGCGTAGCTGCTGGACGTACCCTTCTACGAATTCTAGCAACCGCTCCGGAGAGATCACACCGGCTGCGAATGCAACCTTCGCATCCTCCAGCGTACGCAGTTCCACGTCGGCCTCCTTCTTTGGGACCGACTCGCTTACCGCATCCTTGGCCTCAACTGTCTCAACTACTGTCTCTTCCTCAACCTTAGGATCAAGTTCTATACCCGTGACCTGCTTTGGACGCTCGCGCGCCTCGCCCGCCATCCACAGCGACTTCATCACCGGGGATCCAGAAGAGAACACCATCTCACCGTAACTGTCAAGGACGTCCCGCGCCGAGTTTGTGCGCATGGCATCGGAGTTCGCCGGAATCACCACCGGACTGAATTCGATCATCTCCCAGCGGTCGTAGATCCACCCTGACTCGTTCTCCCGGACTGCGCGCGGCAGGAACCCGATGCTCGTAGCGTTCAGCACATACGCGTCCCACAGCCGTTGGTAGACAGCGGCCTCGGTATCTGGTTGGTCCGTGAGCCACTGCCACTGCGCCCAGATCTTGTCCCCGTATACCCTCAGCTCTTCCGCGAAGCCAATCGGGAACGTCTTTATGTGCATCGGAAGGACGACAGGGTTGGCCAGGTAGCTGTCAAGCTGAGCGCCGTTCGCGTTGACAATGTCGCCGTCTCTGTCCGGAGCGCTTGACGTAATGATAGCGCTCGCTACCGGACGCCCCTCGGCGAGGAACTTGCCCTGTACAATGAACCGGCGCCGTGGCCGCCCCTCAGGTACGGTCCGCTCGCACGGTACGAACTTGTAGACCGCCTCAATAGACTCTTTGTCCAGTAGTCGCTGTATCTCGGCCCTTGGCAAGACCTGGCGGTCGCGTTCGCCCTTGATGCGTACCTCTGTTACGATCAGATGCTCGTTCTCCATCTCGCCCCCCTCCGCCCTTCCGAATCGGCGGCGTTGACAGTTCCACTAGCTTCGCACCGCACCGGGGGCACTGGTCTGCCCAGTGCTTGAGAATCATTCGGCACTCGGTGCACTGCATCAACATTCACTACGGTGCCAGGTACCAGTAGATGTAGACCGTTACCGATCCGGCATCCCCGGCTGTCCCGCTCGCCGGGATGGACCCAATAACAGTTACGTCTGTAGCACCTACCGTCCCGATGCCAGCGTACGGCATAGCAGCAGAAGACCCCATCCTGAACACTCCAGGCGCGGTCTTCACGTCCAGTGCGTTGACCCACTTTGTGGTCGCCCCGGTTATTCCGACCGACAGCTGGTGGGTCCCATCACCGTTACACGCCGTAGTAACAACGACAACCACGTCCGTGACAATTGCGTTTGCCGGAAGAACGAACAGGTTCTTGTCAGTCGTATCTGTGTACTCCACGGTGTTCGATGACACCATCAGTGCGCCGGAGTTTGTCGCCCCCGTGTGATAGATGGCCCCGTCTACCTCCAGGTCTCCCGTGATTGTCGTGTCGCCCGTGAAGCCGAATGCAGCCGCTGTCCAGTCAACGTTCCCGGTAGTGCCGCCTGCGTGCGTGATCGTCAGATCGCCCGTTGTGTCGTCAACAGCGAAGTCGGTATAGATGCTCGATGAGTAGCCGATCCGCACGTTCGGAGCGTAGATCCCATGAACCGTTCCGTTGGCTGTCAGGTTGCCAGTGATTGTGGTTGCTCCTGTGAACCCAAACGAGTTCGCTGTCCAGCTAACCGTCGGCGTGCTTCCAGTATGAGAGATCGTAGTGGCGCCCGTCGTGGCCACCACAGCGACCTTCATGTACTCGGTCGCATTCGCTCCGAACCGGATGTCGGTGGATTCCAGGCTCACAAACCCAGCCGAAATCCCACGGACCGACGTGCTCCCGTCTAGAGAAATTGTCGCACCGTCGGCCATCAGGTTGCCTGTAGCTCCAGCAACCGTGAATACAGCCGCACCTGGGTTCGCTCCATTATTGATCGTAAGCCCGCCAGCGGTTCCCGTTGCGCCGTTGACCCCGGACGTGATCGCGCCCGATGCCAGAAGCGTTCCGGTAACCGCCGTGTCGCCTACGAACCCAAATCCGCCAGCTGCAGTCCAGCTCACAGCCTTTGCCGTTCCCGTGTGTGTGATCGCCACGTTGCCTGTGGTATCCGATACGGCAATTTCCATGTAGATCGAAGAATCAACGCCGAACCGTATCGCCGGAGCCTCCAAGCTCGTGAACCCAGCGCTGATTCCGCGCACCGACGTGCTGCCGTCCAGGACAACCGTTGCACCATCAACCGCAAGGTCTCCCGTGACCTCCAGGTCGCCGGTGATTCCAAGCGCCCCGCCCAGGGTCATGTCACCGGCTACGGTCAGATCATTGCCGACCGCGACGTTGCCGCGCGTGGCGAAGTTGCCATCAATTGTAAACCCGCCAAGGACCGTGCCTTGCGGTGTCATCCAATAGACCCAATAGTCGCTCAACGTCAGCGTTGTCTGACCCATCGCCAGCGCGCTGAACAGAACGACCGCCATTAGTACAATAGCCTTCTTCATGGATCACCTCCCAGCGGTGTTCAGAAAGTGCTGAACGTACCGCTTGCCTTCCTGTTCAAACCATCCTCGCAGGGCGCCCTCTAGATCCCTGCCCCCAGATTCCTCGGCCTTGGTAAGGAACCCATCCCATTCCGTCAATATCTCAACCTCCATCTCCGTAGAGATGCCATTAGAAACAGGAGATTCAGCACAGCGACAATTCACAATCTCTGCAGGGCCGGCTGCGGGATCTCCTGGATAAGCCAGCACGGCGTTGGTGAGAGGATTCACAAACGGCTCGTCCAGCGGCTTGACCGTGCCGTGCAGCATCTTGTGTCCCTCACGACTATCCCCGTATAGCGCATGTAGCCACTTCCTCTTTTCGATTCCTGTTTGCTCGTATAGCTTGTGCTGGCCGGTGGCGATAGCGGTCAATGTCTCCGTGCGCGCGATCCTCTCTGCGCGCACCCGGCTCATCCAGTCGAACTGCTCGCGGAGCCTGTCAGCGATGGCCTGTGGCCCCTGGCCGTCGCGCATCCCCTCGCGGATGACATCCAGGACTTCAGCTTGCGTTTCGTCTATGAGCCACCGGCGCAGCTGCGCGCCGCGCCACTTTGTGTACTCCTCAATCGTGGGTTGGAACGAATACCGCTGCATCCAGTCCGAGCCGATGTCAACCCCGAGCTTGGTAAGTATCTCCGCCCCGTGCTCCGCCCCCTGTTCGACAAGCTTCGGCAGGTGCGCCCGCGCTACAGTCTCCAGAATGACGCCGCCAGGATCTGCCGGAGCCACGAATGCGTACGGGTCTCCGGCCAGCGGCCTTTCCTGCGCTGCTTTGGTTTCTTCCTCAGTCTCTTCCTTGGCCACGCTCTTTGTCCGCACCTCACCGACAGGAACGAACCCAGCGGGTACGAACACGCGGTCAAGGTCCTCGCCCTCTCCCACCGGCTTGCCCCACCAGTCGCGGATCTCGTTCGGCGTCCACCCCTGCGCGAGGAGGCTCACCCCGATCTGCGCCATCTCGGCCACGTCCTCTTGCAGCGCCTCAATCTCGGACAGGTCAAAGAACAGCTGAATGTCCTCATCAGGAACAAGCTCGGCATTGAGCGTTTGTTCGATCTTCCCGAGCCTGGGGATGACGGCATTCTCCCAGAACAGCCGCCGCATGGTCTGCGCGGTCGCCCGGTTTGTTTCCTGATACAAGCCGACAATGAGCGGTGGGACTCCGTACGCCGCAAGGATCTCCGCTCTAGACCACGCGCGCAGGTTCAGGAACTGCATGTCCCGATGGGTCGGCGTGTACCGCTCCGGCCTCAATCCAGAACCGAACACGTGCGTTCGGTGCGCATTCCCGACCCCACGATGCTTCGCCTCCCAGCGCGCCTCCACTTCCTGCGCCTGACTGGTTGTTAGCGCCTGATCAGTCACCAGTACCATCCCCGGCGTGGCATCGTTCTCAAAGAAGAGCCTGTTCCAGTCAATCGCCTTCACGTCTGCCAGGATCGCCTGGCGGAGAACCTCGGTCGGAGATAGTCCGTAGTACGGCGTCTCAGGATTGAAGTACCTGAAGGCTATGAGATCGCGCTTGTCGAACACGATGGCCTTCGCGCTCTTGCGGTAGACCCAGCCGCGTATCAGCTCGGTTTCCCCTGGGATAGCCCACACGTAACGCGGGTCAACCATCGGCCACAGCGCCGCCACCTCGGTCCTGTTCTTGTTCGCCCAGATACGCTCCCAATACGCCTCGCCCTCCAGGTCCAGGTAGGTCACCGTCGCCTGGATGAGGTCGTTCTGTGTCAGGCTACCGTCACCCATCGGGTTGGCTAGCAACGCCAGGACCGGGTGGTCCTCAACGATCTCCGCGGTCCCCTTTGAGATCATATGCGGGATGACCTGATCCCACTTGAGCCCGTGCAGCGCCTTGTATTGCGCCTGCGACATGCGGCGCTCAACGCGCATGGCACGCAACGGCACGTCAGCCGCGGCCATGGCTATCGCCCGCACTGCAGAATACGTCCAACTGTGCACACGGTAGGCGGACGTTAGATCGGTCCAGCGGGTTAGGTGTGGCGCCTCCGCGCCAGTGATAGATAGCTCAGCCGGGATGACCCGCCCCGACTGGGTCGCTCGCGTTACTTTTCCAAGACCCTTGTCCAGCGCTGCTAGAATTCCCACGCTCGCCTCCAAACGAAAAGCCCTCGCCGTTTGGCGAGGGCCCTATTCGGGTGCCTCATGCCACGCAGTATAGCGCGACTAGTACACTATGTCAAGACCAGTCGGATGTCCGCTTAGACCTCTTTTACTATGACCGGAGCCGAGCAGATAGGACAGACTGGACCCTTGCTCTGACCGGTTACCTTGCGCACCCGGTACGGGATGCGCGTCGGTCGCACCTGGCCGTGCGACGTGCAGAGGTTGAGATATTGACGGAAGTAGTACAGATACCGCTTGCGCTTCTTCGCTTGATCGTCCATATGCGTTACCTCCCACGAATTGGCCATTTCACAATAGGATGGAATCTAACCATCTATCGTAGTGCAGCCAGGTGGATTTGAACCACCGTGGGAGACGAAACCCCCGGACCTTTATAAGAGGCCTGGTTTTGACCGCTCACCCATGGCTGCGTAATATGACAATAAACTTCGTACGCAACAGCGCTTTTCGTCTTCAGTGACCTCATCAGCGCTCCTAATTATACGTCATTCCCCCTGAGCTGGCTTCTTTCCTTGGCATTCCAGCCAGTCGTCTAGCCTCTGCACTACCAGCCACGGCTGCCGGTCCCTGCGCACTACGAGCAGCCGCGCCCCCTTACCGTCAAGCCACCGGTAGAGACTCTCTGGAACGTGGTCGCCGCGCTTGACCTCCACGGTGCCGATCCCCTCGACAGTGACATCGCCGATTATGCCGCCCGACTCCAGCGGAGCGGTCCGTATGGCGCTGTAGCCGGCGTCGGAGAAGATGCGCACGACCTCGCGCTCGCCGTCCGCGCCCTTGCGCCGCGACCTAGCGGCCACGGTTACCGTCCATATAGCGTCGGCGTCAGAACGAATTGCTGCTTCCCGTCCTTCAGCATGTGCGCCTCCAGCTGCACCTGGCGAACAACGCCGTCCTTGATGTGGAACGTCACGCGTGCGTCCAACCCCAGGTTGCACACCTCGTCCAACTGCCGGTGCGCAATAGCGCGTGCATTGTCAGCGTGGCAGCGTGCATTTATCCGTGCATTCCGTGCATTCCCTACTTCTCTATCTGCCACGATGCCGGCATCACTCGCCATTGCCCCGTCCCGTCCTTCGCCCACGCCGCCGATTCCCTGATCAGTGTCAGTGTCCCTGACATCTCCCGCACCGGCAATGCCCCAGATGGCACCAGGGTCAGAACGATCTTCGCCCGTCGGCTGTGCGGCTCCATAGCGTTTTCAGGCTCAAGCCCGACTATCCTGTACTTGAGGAACGCCGGCACCGGAGGAAGACCGCGGAACGGTCGGCACCGATCCGCGATCCACTCCTCCCACCCGTTGTAGCGCATCCCGTGAAGTACCATACCCAAGGAGTCGAGGAAGCGTTCGACTACCTCCAGCGGCTCCATGACTTGCTGATCGTCTGTGGCCTCTGGAGCTTCTGGAGCCTCTATGACCTTGCGGGGCCTCCCGCGTTTCCGTGTAGGTTCACTTGGTTCCGGCATTGTCACTCCGGTCACACTTCTTAGTGCGCTGCGGTGCTAGGAAGTGCAGCGCGAGGAGCGAGAACGCAGCTACCCACCAGCCAGGAGCGCCTTCTACAGCTGAGGAATACGCCGCTACACCAGAGAATATCGCCAGTGCAAGTCTCAGCATTACCAACCTCCTACGAGCGCCTTGCCAAGCGCCCAGGATACGAGCGCCAGCACCGTCACTACGGACACGACAGTTGCACCCATGCCGACGCGCCAGACCAAACGTGCGCGCTTGGGGAGCAGCCGCGCCTCGTCCTGTGGCGTTGTCCAGTATACCCACATAGACCATCCCAGGAGGCCAACCGTCACCAAGACGGCGAGCCCTAGGAACGGGTAGACGAGATTCATCATTTGCGCCCCCGCTTGCCGCCGCGCCTGCCCCCGCGTTTGCCGCCGCCTCCGCAAGGTTCCTTGACAAGATCGTCTGACATGGTCACCTCCTAATACAGCCCGATACGGGCCCAGATCGGAGTATCATCGCGCACGATTTCTGAGTACGTCAAGGCGTGCGCGAAGTGATCCGGACCGCTTTCCACCCACACCGCGTGTTCGTTCTGACCGCTCTGCACGATCTGACGTGTGATAGCCTTCACGTGCCGGTAGAAGTCCTCCGGTAGGTTTGTGGGGATGCTCTCCTCGGCGTTGAGCAGCCGCGCCACGGCGTTGTCTATCGCCTCCGTACGGTTTACCGAAAGGATTGTGACACCGTCTTCTACCGTCTCCCTGTCACCAAGCGATGCAGGTCCCAGGTAACGCACAAGGACAACCCGGCCTGGGAATGCCCTGGCGAGTTCCTTGGCCTTTGTAACCTCCGGCGCGGCGTCTATCGCACACCTCTGCACGTTGTAGGCGCCCATCAGCCGCGCCACGCCTACCCAGTCGGTTGTCCCGGCCCATATGATGCCGCCCTCCATCCGCCGGATCACAACGTGGAGCACGGCCCCAACGTCAACGCCCATCACAGTCGGTCGCACTGAACCAGCTAGCATCTCCCCTGACCGCGGTAGCGCCGCCAGAACCTCGTCCGTGATCCTCGCACCCTCTGGAGCATACGGTAGCCCCAGCGTCATGTTGTAGAACACCTGCATCCTGGTAGCGTTCCCGCGCGCCTCGTTGTACTGCGCCACGATCTCCGCCGGAGTTACGGTAGGCGAAACAAGCTGCGACATGCGGAACGATCGGTAAGGTGCATCGGGAACACTGGCTACCCATGCCCCGTTGGCCTTGTCAAGTGGCCGCTTGCATTCCGGACAGACCAGCGTTGGGACGCCGTCAACGTCAGCAATGCTATCCGGCCAGCGCGGTTCAGCCCGCTCCCCGCACGGACACCATAGCTGCCACGTCTCTTGTGTCCCTCCCATGTAGGCCGTGTGAATCCCAGTCTCCGGGAATTGCGGGTTCGATAGGTCTATGACGTACTTGTACCGGCTGGCCCCCAAACGCGACAGAGCTTGTTCGGCGGCCTCTTCCGGCATGACCTGTAACTCGTCCCGCACGATCATGCCCACACCGATCTCGCGCAGCTTCTCCAGCGAATGCGCCCCGCGCAGGTAGAGCGGCTGCCCGAACCCGACCTTGAGCCCAACGTTCGTAATGTCGGAGAACGCCGACCGCAACGTACCGGAAAGCCGGATCGCCTTGTCAATCCGCGCCTGCGCCATGTCGGATAGAACGCGGTCGCTGGGGAGCATGTACAACACCCCCTCCCGCCGCTGATCCATGAACCATAAAGCCGAGTTGATCGCCAGCTCTGTCCATCCGGTTTGCGCGCACTTCATGGTTACGATCCTTCCACCAACGGGTAGGTGTCCTATCGCACGATACACCTCCCGGAGATAAGGCATTCTGTACGGCGGTCGCGTGATTGAGTAGTAACCTCCATCCGGCATGACACGATGCGCCCGCGCCCAGAATAACGGATCGGTCGCGCCGTAGCCGATCAGAACGTCACGCAACATCTCAGTCGCTGTCAGCATCCACCTTCACCTGGTCCCATAGGCGGTGTACAAGTTCCTCGTCCTCTTCGCTCATCGGAACCGCCGGCAATTTGACGTCGTGCCGCTCCGTTGGACGTCCCTCCACAAGCTCCAGTGCCTTCACTACGGCTGCCAAGGCTTGGGGTCCTTGCGCAAGGAACCTCATCATGTCCTTGGCCGCCATGTCCTCCCATCGCGCCATAACCTCCGCGACTTCCTTCTCGCTCATGCCGCGTGACGTCACAAGCCGCTTGATCGTCTCCCGCAAGGCCTGGGTCAGCCCGTCCCGCACAAACCGCAGGATCTCCGCCGACCTGTCTCTCGCATCTACGCTCCCTGCCACTGCCGCCGTAGCTGACGCGTGTGCTGCGCGCGCGGACGCTTCTGCAATCTGCTGGGAATACGCATCCCTCAGACTTACCCAGCCGTCACGCGAGGACAGCGCTTTCAGTGTGCGGCTGCCGACACCGTACTTCTTGGCCAACGCATCCAGTGATGGCCGATCGGGGCCCGTGATGTATTCTGTGCGGATAGCTTCCAGGAGCGCCGGACTGATCTTCATGACACCCCATTATAGCGGAACACGATGTCTCCGCGCTCGTCCACTCCATCAGGAACGAGGACGCCGCCATACCCGCGCGTCAATCCAGTACCAGATTGTGTATCGTTCCACTTGTTACGGAACCATCCAACGGTGGAAAGACCCATCGTCTGCGCTCGCGCCCGCGTAGTACCTATGTTATATCCTGTGGCTGCGCTAAATGGAAGTCCGTCAAACAATTCGTGCAGCCCTGATTCTATCTGCTGGAACGTCACTTGTCCATTCTGCTTGGCCATGTAGATCGCGCCACCGAAGTGAGATGTTTGGGAATGCCATTCTGGCGGCACTCCACAGCAGTTGGGGTAATCGTTGAAGTCGCGCCCAGCAGCATCGGATACGTGGAACCGCATCCCGAGCTTGTGCGCATGTGATGCCATCCGTTCAAAGATTGGACGCTTCAGCTCTGGGGCTAACCTCTTATATCCATGCTGCGGCGAACGGTCCAAATAGAATCTGTACAGGTCATAGCCGACCACGCGACTGATGGCCTCATACCTCTTGCGCGTGCGCTGATCCGCCCGCGCCTCAAGACACAGGAATTCTGTGGTAACGGAATTCGCACCGGCCTCGGCGGCACTGCTAATCAGATACGGCCAGTCCTCGCTCGCTCCGATGATGTAGGGACGTAACCGCAACGTCACGGTTATTCCAACCTTAGCCAGACGTCGGATGGCCTCAAGCCTCTCTTCTGGAGCCGGAACTCCGCCTTCTATTACACGGGCCTTGGAAGCATCCTGGCAAACGATGCTGACCTTGACATGCCAGTTATGAGTGTGCTTCGCCATCAGGGACATATATCGGTCATCCTGTGTCCACCATGTCCCCTTGGTGCTGATGGACAGTGGGTAGTCTATAGAATCGAAGAACTTCAGGAGAATGAGCGTGATGCCATGCTGCTTCTCATAATTGTCCAGCGGGTCCGCAAGCCCGCCCCACTGCATGACATAGCGATTGCGTATGTACGGACAGAACTGTGCCAAATTCTTCGGGAGGGCCCCATCTTGCCCCAGTAGCGCGTTCTGGAATAGACCGACCACGCGCTCGGGATCAACCGAGCGCACATAACGCTCTAGGTACCCGTGCTGACTGTGCGACTTCTGGAACCATGCGAAACAGTAGAGACATCCGTACGCGCACACGGAATAGGTGTCCAATGACATTGGCATGGAGCAGTCTAGAATCTCGGCAGTCCACCGCGGCGAGTTGTAGTCTGTTATCATGCGATGATCTCCATCTCGACATCGGATCCTTTGCGCCCGATTGGACGCGCCCCGCGCTTCAGCCACCATTGCTCAGCAGGAGATCCAGCCGCACAGCGGAATGTAAGCCGCCTCCGCCCCGCGTTCTGCATTGAAAATAGAAGGTGCCTGAGCATGGTTGTTCCAAGTCCTTGGCATCGCGCCCCAGGGACTACGGCGATCGCGGCCAGCCGAAAGCCATCTTTGTTCCATGTGCCTGCATAGAACCCTTGATCTCCCCAAGCGTATGCCAGGTAGGAACCGGGTCGAAACCTTGAAACGTACTCAAGCTTCCTGAGCCATGACAGAAACCGCGCCCCATCATTGCCACAGGCCCGGCAAATGGCAACAATTGATGGGTCAGTCGGGTCAGGCGCGAATCTCGGAGCGATCAAGTTCCACCCCACTTGCGCACATACTCGCGGTACTTGGCCAAGTGCTCCATCCCGTTGCCAATTCTCCCGGTCTTCAGGAAGACGTCCAGCTGGTCGTTCCGTATACCATCCCATCCGCTAACTTCTCCAAGCAATTCTGGCCGGAAACATTCCCGCCTGGCCTCCCACAGGACATTCCACGGAAAGCCGTTAGGAAACGTGCGCTGCATGTACATGATCTCTTCTTGCTGCCGATCTATGTAATACCCGAAGTAGCGTGTCCTCCAGAATAGCTTCTTCCACGCGCACAACGTTGTCTCTATGTTCCACAGATTGATCGGCAGATCCGGCCACTCGGATACAAGCTCTAGCTCCAGCCGCTGTACTGCGCGTTCGAGAACATCCCAGCCTCCAGCCGGGACGGGACGGCGCACCCAGTCGTCAAACCCGACAGCATAACATACTCCGTTCCGACATGATTCGGCTTCGCGCAGTTCCAGCCTATCGGGTGCCATCGGGAATCCTGTCAAGTAGTGCACGCCTTCTGTGAGCAGGAATAGCGAGAACCGCCCATAATAGTACAGTCCCTTGAGCCTCTTGAGCGCACGCCGGTAAGTTTCCTTGGGATCTCCTGGAACAATCAGCTCGCTCCACGCCTCGACTTGACTCTCTCCCATAATATGCCGGTAGGAGGCCATGCTGGGTACCACACAATCAAAATTCCTTACTCGTATGCGATCTGTCTGGAATAACAACCTCTTCTTGTTAGCGCGCCACCAAGCCTCCACGCGTTCCATATCAACGTTCTCGTAATCAGGGAACTCCGTGAACATGTACAGCGCTGTCGGCGCGCAGTAACACAGGGAGAACAAGTAGGCCAGCCAGAATCGCTGCTCATCGCTCATGCCGGTTTTATCTGCAACGTAGCAAAGAACGGGGTACTGCGGGTCGCAGTCTCCAGACTTCATCGCCGCGACGTGAAACAGCTTATACCCCTCCCACCTCTGAACGCGCGCATCTATCATGCCGTTTCCACCACCTCAGCATAGGCTGCGCGCGCGCTGTAGGCCAGGAAGTTGTTCCTGGACTTTGTAGCTGTGGCCTGAACGAAACGCCGCGTTATCATGGACCCGGATGCCCCCAGTCGCGCCATAGATACATCTATCGGACACCTGCACAGGATTAGACCGAACGGATACCGCCGCATGACAAGATGATCGAACATGCGCCGGTTGTTTATGCGGTCGCCTTCCATGACAAGCTCTGACCCGGCCAGCATGTCAACCGTAGAGATGATGCGCGGTAGAGCATTGTACGGAAGCTTGTCTGTGCCAAGCTCGCGCCGCTGGTCGTCATAGATGCCGATCAGATACGCTTCGCAGCACTTTGTAACGGGCACAGGATAGGCGTAGAGCACCTCGGTCGCGCCGCGCAACCACCGCTGGCGGACGTAGGTGGTCTTCCCGGAACCGCTCTGCCCGATTACAACGTGGATCATCCCATGTCTACCGCAATCTGTGTAGACCGGCCCGTGAATCGGCGCTCAATCCCCTGTTCGGCCAACCACTCCTCTGCCGCCTCCCTCGTGCTGAACGATAGCCAAACGATGTATCTCTGCTAGACGTTGCCGATGATGTCCTCGTCCGGCTCGGCTCCAGTCGGAGCACTAGGACCTTCCCAAGATGCGGATAGGATATGGAGTTGATCGGCAGAGAATCCTGTCAGATCCAAATCAAAGTCCATATCCTTCAGCTCTGTCACAAGCTCACCAAGCCGATCGAAGTCCCATTCTGCCAAGATCGCGCTCTGATTGTCCATCAGGGCGTATCCGGTAGCAGCGGCGTCGTCATCATCCACGAAGACCGCGGCTATCTCTGTCCAGCCCAGGTCCTTCGCCGCCTGCCACAGCCCGTTGCCCGCGATGATCCGGCTGTCATTCTTCCGAACGACAATCGGCTTCCGCTGGCCGTAGTACCTCAGAGAAGTGCGCAATGCCTCCAGGTTTCGTTCAGGATGCAACCGCGCATTGCGCGGATCCGGTTTCAGCGAATCAATCGGTACGGCCAACCCTTTCAGCGAATCAATGATCCTCACCTTGGCCTCCTGTGTCAGCTGCATTCTATCCGTTCGGTGAATGATAATCCATCTTCCAGGACCTCCTTCACAAAGATATTGATCATCTTCGGCAGGTCCTTATCCTCAAAGACGTGCGTGACGTTGGTAGAACCACCGCATTCAGACTGCGTTATCCTGCAGATCTCACGGAGTGCATTCTCTAGTCGGATGCGTTCCTTCCGCTCCGCCTCCAGCTGCGCCTCAATCTCCCCGATAATTCCAGTCAGGCCACTGACAACCGTCAAGCCCATCATCTTCCTCCTCTTCTGCACAGCGCTCGGCGTCCTATGAATCCCGCGCTTCTTGTTCGCCGGCAACGCGTTCAGCGCGTCGGCGATCTCGACATCTAGGTCGCGCAAGGACTCCCCCTTGTGCTCGTTGAACATGCTCCGTAACAGGTCAAGCTCCTCGGGTAGCCATACCCCCCAGCTAGACTTGTGGACCTCTGGCCGCACCTTCCCCTTCTCCCTGGCGCTGCGCGCCTCGACAATCATCTCAACGACCTCTGGGGTTTCGTAGTACCTGTACGCCAGCTCGCGGATCTGCTCCGGGGTTGGATCTTCTTCCAGGCTGTCCACCTCCTGGATCAGGGCATGTAGGCGTGGACTTGGACCGCGACCGTCATTGTCCTCTTTCGGAGCGGTCATTGCTCTGATCCGCAATTCCCTATCGTCCATCTGTCACCCCCTGTGGTGTCACGAATCCTCAGCTTTGACGTCCTCCCCGCCGGTTAGGAGGGAGCCTCTGATGATCTTCTCACCGTCTTGCCATTCTACATCATCCGCCGACCGCGCCTTGACTATCCGGACGGGCCCTGATGTTATCACGAATGTCCGGAGCCTCTTGTGCCACTGGCGCCGCTTGTCAATCTCGTCCCACAGCTGGCGTGTCGGCAGGGTTCCTGCTAGCCGCGCGAGCGAACCATCCAAATCCATCCGCCGAATAACATCCGCCACCTCAGGAGAAACCTCGGCAAGATGATCTAACAGCTCGCATTCCTGCGCCCACTTGTAGACGCGGATCAGTTGCCGCACTTCGGATGCGGTTAGACCAAGATGATCGCTGGCCAGGTCGAACAGGCTGGACGCGTCGCTGTCTGGGATGAGTTGCCACAGGTCATTAGATAGATACGTCGCGCACTCCGCCAGTTCCCAGTTCGCCCGGCGCATGGTGCGGACGGCGTCCGCCGCGCGCGCCAGGCATTCAATCGCCGCCCTGACCTGCGGGGCCCGATAGAACCATAGCTGCTCATGGTCTACAGGTCTGCCCTCCGGATCAATGACTTCCAGCTCGTTCCTCGCAGGGTCCCAGTGCACAATCTGCCACGGTATTCCTGGCCCGTGCAGCTTCCTGTGGCACTCGGTGCATACGGATATAAGGTTGTCCGGTTGATTCACCGCGCTCTCGGAGGAATCTCCGCCCGAGCCCTGGTGGTACACGTGAGCGACCTCGGTAGCCGGCGTTGGCCGCTTGTGGAATAACTGGCATAGTCGCTGGTCTCTCTCTAACACTGCCTGACGTACGCTGTCAGATAGCCCCATGCCGTGCCTCCTTCCAATCGTTCACAGTGTGCCTCATAATGAGAATGACCCGAGCGGTCCATTTTCTCCAGGATAATATTCAGGAATGCTTTTTGAAGCCAGAGCTTCAGAGATTGCTGTACGAACGGCATCGGGAACGCTTGGAATGATAGCGCGTCCGATCGCCGTTATATCGTAACATGGATCTGCGCATAACCCGAGATCGCCAAGAACGGATGTTCGTTCGACGAGACAGGCTCGCTGGAGAGCATTTAGATGGCGGTAGAGAACGGCACCGCTCTTGATTTCGAGGGTGATTCCGATCTCTGTGAATGGCAGGCCATCGCTCTTGCCCAAAAGCAGACGCAGGATCTCCTCCCTTATTGGATCAGCCAGAGCAACCATTACCCGCGCATACACCTTCTCTGCCAAAGTTTTACTCATTGGTCATTCCTCCTTGAAGACGCTCGGCGCGTACACGTTCAGTGTTTCGCGGATTCTATCGGCAACTTCGCGGATCTCCCATTGCGCGTCTGGAGCCGTCCGCAGTCGGATGATGTGACGCCACTCGCGGAAGTTGGCGGTCATCACGAGCCGTGTGGTCACTCCCTGTGGTAGGTAGTACCGTGCATCCTCCGCCGGGACGCCCTCCTTGATCAGCGCGTCGTACGCAGCGATGCACGCGCAAGCCGCCTCGTCCGCCTTGATCATGGCGCCGCACTTCTCCACAGACCTTGGGTGCACAAAGTCCCGGGCCGGGTAGCCACCGATACGATCCAGGCGCTGTGTCTCGACAGTGAAGCTCGCCAGCCGGTGCCGTGTCAGCTGCGCCAGGCAGCAACGGCTAATCCCCTCAATCAGGAACGCGGCCGAAGCGTGCTCCAGGACAGACTCGTGTCCGTCTCGGATCAAACGACCGATCAGAAGCCGGTCCTCGTCTGTAGTAGTAAGTTTGTGATCGCCGCGCCTGGAAACCCTGGCCGCCATGGCGATCAGTGCCTCTGCATTCTCTGTCATTGTCAGCAATGTAACCTTCATCTCTTCTCCTCTTTTCTGGCAAGTTGACCTACAAGCTTCTGTCCCTCCTCAACGAGCTTCTCCCGTAGAGCAATAAGTTCATCGTGACGCGCCATGTCAGTTTCGTCTCCTCCCACCTCCAGCCGCTTGTCCAAGACCAAGAGTTCGCCGTCTATCCGCCGGACCTGTTTCCGTAACTCCTCTATCCGCTCGGCACGCCAGTCGGTCTTACCCGCTCCGTTACTGGGTCGGCCTTTGGAATTCCACTCCTGCGCCGCCATCAGGTACTCGTCCCAGTGCTCCGAGGAGTACAACGTACTAGGCCGCAGGTACTGCCGCATCTTGTCATCGTTCATCCATTGAGCTACCTGGTAGTCGGTCACGAGCTTGAGCTGTTCAACGGTCGCTCCTTCCCTTAGGCGTCCTTTGATGTGCTTATGGTTGGCAGGGATCTGGCGGAATCGCTTCCCCGCGCGCTCATTGAGATACTGGAGCACCTCCTCGGCGCGCGTGTCGCGCGCCGAATGCTTACAAGAGGGTTTATCTACTTCTACCTCTACTTCTAATTCTACTTCTATAGGGGAGTTACTACGGAGTTGCTCCGGAGTTGCTTCGGAGTTACTCGGTAGTTGCTCCGTAGTAACTCCGGAGTTACTACGTAGTAACTCCGGAGTGACCTCAGAGTTGCTACCGGTCGGCACTTCTACCTCGCCATTGCAGTAACGTTCGATGGTTTCCCTGAACGTCTTGGATCGGACCGCCTCCACGTCGCGCCGGTAGATCTTCTGTGCCCAGCCGCGCTGTGAAGGACGGTTGTAGTGCAGCCAGTTGAGGATCAGGACCTCGCGCGTCTCTGGATCGTACAGGATCTTCTTGTACTTGATGAACCGTTCTATCAATTGGTTCACGGTATCTATGCTGTAACCCATCTCGGCGGCGGCCAGTTTCGGTGGTAGCTCGTAGCATCCGCACGCCGTCGTGTTCGGGTTCGTGAGTAGGTACAGATAGAACAGTTTGTCCTCCGGTGTCATGTCCAGCACCTCGGGATCGCGCCAGAACCTCGTGTAAACCTTCCGCCACTCCGCCATACGACCCTCCCTTGACAGGAACGGGTGGCACATGATACACTACACGTGCCGACCTGTGGCTCCTGCCGCACAAAGGACGGCCCGAGTTCCTCCTGCTCGGACCTACGCACTTGGCCCTCCACAACGGAGGGCCTTCTGATTATAGCGCCTGACACGGCTGCGCGATGCCTGCGTAGCCGTGGTTTCGTCCGCGATACGGTAGAACCATCGGTTGCCGTCCCTCATGGTCTCAACCCGCCGGCCAGTCCCGGCGAGCTGGTGCCGGATCTCGCTAATCCGCGTGCTGATCGCTGTAGTCTGAGTGGCCATGGCCAGCTCCCAGCCGCCGACCCAGCGACCTCCGAGCCCGATCAGATACAGATACACCCGTCCCGCTGCCGTATTCGAGTCTATACGTCCAGAATGCATGTTCCCCCTCCTTCTTTGGGATACCTACTTCGCCGAGGCGGCTACAGGTTCCTTGACGCCGTTACCGACCATCTCCCACGGGTCAATGATATGCGTATGACCCAACCTGTCCTGTACATACGGCTGTGATGTCGGAAGGTTCTCCGCTTCTCTCCACACGAGCCACAGATGCGCCAGGAACAGTTTGATCATCTTGCGCAAGGCCATCGCGTGGATGTGACCCTCGGAGATGAACTGATCGCTCTCCGCTTTGCGCTTCTTCCCATCCGGACCTTTTACTACCGACAGTTGGGACGCGGGGACGATCTTCTGACCCCTCTGGCGCGCCCTCTGCTCGTACTTCTCCTTCTCTTGTAGATAGTACTCATAATACGGGCCCTTCGCCTTCATCAGGGAGCCACCGAGCCGCCAGCACATCGTGCGCAGCTTGGAGCAGTACGGGAGCTTGTCGCCCTTGCGACGCTTCGGAGCCTCGCCGTCAATGACCCCGTACCCTGCGAACTGCCATAGGCTGGACACGTGTTCGCAGCGCGTGATGTCAATCAGCCCTACGACCTTCGCGATGTTCTCTGTACCGACCCCCTTGACCTGAGAGAACCAGTGATACGCAGGATGCTCCTCAATAAGCGTGGCGACATCCCTGTCCAGCATCTTCTCCATCCCGACTAGCATCCCCCAGACGCGGTTGGTCTGGGGGTCTACCTCCCCGTTGCGGAGAAGGTGCGATTGCCGCACTTGACATGAGACGCGCATCTTCTCGACGCGCATCATCACGTCAACCAACCACGGCAATGCCGCTCCGGTTGCCAACCTGTCCACCTGCTCCTGGTCTACGCTTTCGACTTCTTCTTCGTACTTCATGATTCCTCCTGTACTGCAGAGATTCGCTCGCTGCGATTGGGTTGCTCTCCGCGCGTGGCTCGCTCGCGAAGCCTGGGTTGCTCACTCATCGTGGCTCGCTCGTTCTTTTTGGGTTGCTCAGGCCCCCTGGCTCGCTCTGCACCTTTGGGTTGCTCAGGCCCCGTGGCTCGCTCGTGCTTGGTGGGTTGCTCCAGAGACGTGGCTCGCTCTTTTTGTTTGGGTTGCTCAACCCCCATGGCTCGCTCGCGGCAGTTGGGTTGCTCGCGGACGGTGGCTCGCTCACCATCGGTGGGTTGCTCGCTTACCGTGGCTCGCTCCCGAACAGTGGATTGCTTCTGGATTGCGGCTCGCTTGATGGTCATGGGTTGCTCGCTACCATTGGCTCGCTCTTGTTGCATGGGTTCCTCCTGCAAGTTGACTCGCTCGCCCTCAGTGGGTTGCTCGCCACTAGTGGCTCGCTCGTTCCCTATGGGTTGCTCTCGCAGCTTGGCTCGCTCACAGTCCCTGGGTTGCTCCCCCCCCATGGCTCGCTCACCCGCTCTGGGTTGCTCGGTTGTAGTGGCTCGCTCGCCGTCGATGGGTTGCTCACGGAACATGGCTCGCTCACCATAGGTGGGTTGCTCACGAGACGTGGCTCGCTCGACGCGCCTGGGTTGCTCGCGCGAGATGGCTCGCTCTTCCCCCCTGGGTTGCTCTTCCGTCCTGGCTCGCTCGACCGGCCTGGGTTGCTCGGCTGGGATGGCTGCGGGGCAGCCCCGGCCAGCCGTGCCCCGCTGCGTTAGGGTTACGTTCCTCGGAAGGTTATCCCTTCCCTCTTGGCATAGTATATGGCCGGGGCATCGTCCTCTATCCCGCGTCCCTCTCGCACGCGGGACCTGCACATCTGCTAGGTAGCGGGCATCTCCTATCTGGGCTTGGTTTTGAGAGGGCCTAATAGCCGGAGCGGGTGTCACCCCGCTCCGGCTGCACGCGACTGAACGCCGGGAATCGAACCCGCGCCTCACTACGGCGAAGGAGGAGGGAAACACCGCAGCCACCAGGCTTCGGGCCTGGTCCGGCGCCGCACCACGCGGTTGCGTCAGTCGCAAGGGCGACGCGGCCGCATCGCCCATCGTTGGATCTAACAAGGGTAACACGCTCCGTACTCGCGGACTATGAGATTCCAGTCTTCCAGAAGAACCAGTGCTTCTCGCACGCGGTCCTCTGGTTCCATGCGGGATAGCAGTCTCACGATCTTCTCAGTTGACACGCCAGGCTCATCTTCGATCAGGCGCAAGATCAACTTCGCTGTCTCTGGTCCCACGGCGTCCTCCCCTTTACCGAGATTCAGCATCGCCGACCGTTAGGTAATACAGGACGGCGAACAACCCGAACACAAGCCCGGATACGATGGCCAGTGCACCGTTCCTGTGTTTTCGGGTAGCAAGATTATAGCACAGGATCGGCCACAAGATCCAACATGCGACTACTAGTGTCTCAAGCATCGGCCACCTCCGGCTCGCCGATCCGCTCGTACTGTCGCACCCAGTACCGGCCTGCAGGCATGAGCCGCTCCTTGCGCTCGACCCACTTCCCGGTGATCAACCACTCCCCGACCCGCGCCCGCTGGCAGCCCTCTGGGACCTTCCCCTGTAACGCCTTCCCAAGCGTCTCATATTCCCTGGCCGCAGCCGCTAGTGCAGCCCGGCGCTCAAGCAGCTCCTCAATCTCCGGATCGTTCATCCATTCCGTTGTGTCCTTGCTAATGATTGACGGCTCACAGATGGTAACAAAGTCGCATTTGGCACAATGATCGCCCTCTGTACGATCCGGGTACGTCTGCCTGGCTAGGTGGCTATTGACCTCTTCCGCCTTGCGGACAAGCTCATTAGCGCGGTCCCAGTCCAATGATACCCATAGATCCTTGATCCTAGCCGCGTTCTTATCCTTCAGGATGATGACGCCCATCGGTTGTCCGGTAAGCAATAGGTAGACCTGCATCTGATCCGGCCATTTGCGTAGCCATAGCTGCCGGCTATTCACAAGGTCATCTATGGAATCTATGGACTGGAATGCCCAAGGAGAACACGTCTTGATCTCGCACGGTACGCTCGGTTCCTCCGCCGGCCACCAATCTGGTCGCCGGTGATAGCCGAGTGCGCCGTCAATGTGACCTGAGATCTGTGTCTCGGGCCAGTAGAACTCCTGCTGTGATTTCGTGAACTCGAACCCAGCATCTTCCAGAAGTCGCCGGACGGCTATCTCCTGATCGCGTCCCTCCCGGAAGACCTCCTGTAGGGACACGTCAACCAGCGGCCTGCTCTCCGTGCGCAGGTAACACAGGTACCGCGTGCACGGGTGACCAAGCTCGCTGGCACGATTGCTCATGGCGGGGGAGCTTTTGCGCTCCCCCGCTATGTACTCACGCACGGTATCGGCGATCATTCCTCCTCCTTGCGGTACAGATCGTCCGGAGCCGGTTGAGCTTTCGGCAGTTGCTGCAACCGCTCAATGAGTTGGCTTGCCTCTGAACGAGACAGGTCCTTCGTGGAGCTGACCCCGAACATGGCCTGAGCCATGCCTGTGACCTCATCATGGCTCAGACCGCGCTCCCGTGCCAGCATGTGTACGAAGCTCAATTGCCGCTCGCTGATGAGGCTTGGGATCTTCTGCTCGCTGGCCTTCTCTGTGACCGGCGCTTGCGGTACGACCTCCTGGAAGTGATTGCCGTCGGCGATGTTAGCGTCATCGTCCTCCTGGGAGGCGATGTTCAGGATCGCCGAGATGGCGTATCGGCGCATGTACGATAGAGCCGATCCGAATTCCTGACTGCCACCAGCACCAGTGAGGATGATCTGAACCTCAGATGACACCCACTGTCCAGACTGGTGTAGAAGTAGCGTTTGCAGGATGGGGATCCCGTTCCTGAGAGTAATAAGCTGTGTGATTGCAAGTCCGTGATCCGCCAGCGGCTTGCGGACCGCCTCCAAGATCACGTCTAGCGTTGCATACCGGAACCGGTATGTTCCGCCGGTGCGAGTCATAACGTCTACCGTCCTGTTCTTCTCAATCGGACGGAATTCCGCCTGCGCCTGTGACAGCGCGCCGATCAACTCCCCCAGATTGTCCGATCGCATCTTCGTTTCGCTTTCCATCGCTCCCCCTTTGCAACTGCTCGAGTTCCTGCTGGATTCGCCTGTAGATAACGCGAGATGTAGGAACCGCTATCCCGCGCTCCCAGTTAGATATTGTGACCCGGCTCACGCCAAGCCGTTCGGCCAACTTGGCCTGGCTCAGGCCATACGCCAGCCGCAACCCGCGGATCTGTGCGGCCAGAGAATCAGGGTTTGAAGCCTCGTTTTTTTTCATCTAGCCTCCTTGCACGACGAAATTGAGGACACTGTTCATTCTGCAATCGCCTCCTCAACGACCTGTGCCAACTTTCAGGTTGGGGTATCGGGTACGGCCTCCCATGGTCCGGCCACGAGCCGCCCAATGCCTGGCCTGGCAAGATAGCTGGCGACCACAACGGATGACCCCAGGAGCGGTAACGGGTACTTGCAGACGCTCCAGCCGCTGGCATAAGTCCCCTCTGCCTTCAAGTAGTAGCCACGCCCCCCGGCGTACTTCTCCCGATGCTCTACGCTCTCCTGCTCTACGCTCTCCTCAAAGATCCGGAGTTCCGCCGTGGCAACCTGTCCGCCTACATCGTAAGGGATCAGCGGAGGAGATGAGGCTATAAAGTCCTCCGCCTCTTGCCGTGTCGTGAAGTGGTAGCGGCGCCCATCCCCGCCGGGTTCACAGTGCATGTGCCACGGCGAGAATTGCCCAGCCCACCAAACAGTTGACCCTTCCCTGACGTCAGATGTAAGTACGGCCCGGACCCTGCACACAGTCTTCCCAGGACCAAGATGCTGGGTTTGTCCGAACCGTGCCGCAGCCTTGCGCATCTCAGAGAACGTGTCGCGGGTGTGCGGAGAAAAACCAATTACAACCTCAAAGACTGTTCTTACTTGGAAGAAGTCAGTGCTTGGGTCTGACCTGTCCACGTCGTACCTGGCGACAATTGCCGCCGCGGCGCCCGGAGGAACAAGCTGCGCGAACTCCTCCTGGCTCACTTCTACCATGCCGCCCGTTCCATCCTCGCGCATCATTCCTCCCTAGAAACATCCGCCGGATAGAATAGACCGTCCTGGCCTTTCACAGCCGCGACACAATCGCGTGGGAATGGTTCTCCGCACGGCGCAAGATCGTCTATGCCACATCCGCATTCCTCGCCGCCGTTGACAAAGTACAATCCGTCATGCCGGTGTTCCAGTAACCACCGACGCACAATCTCCATCACCGTCAGCTTGTTCATAGGTCACTGTTCCAACTGTCCATGGGTTGCATCACCACTCCAGCTGCTTCCTGAACTCATCAGGAAGCACCTTGATCAACACCGCGGCCCGGCTAACCGCGGTATCGAGCTGAGTGGCTGTACCCTGCAAGGCGCCGAGTTCGTTCAGATCGCCTTCCATGACACGATCCAAGATATGATCGCACCAGGAAAGTTGGCTGGTAACTTCACCTAGCACGCTTGAGAGTTCCGACAAGATCGGGATTGCCCACTCCACAGGACAATCTGGAAGGAAACACGCTTCGAGCAACTGCCGTGTGACCTCTCGCATCTTCGCGATCCGGTTCGTATTCGTCTCCTCCTTCTGCATTTCCTCCTCCTTTCCCCGGAGGGAACTCTGGGTTCCCCCCGAGCGACCTCATTATAGCGGGTCACCTACCACCTGTCAAGTCCTTTACACCTCAAAGTTGAGAATGCCGTGTCAGGCTCACGACTTGGGTTTCTAGGCGGCCTGTAATTCCAGGCCGGTTTGTCGCAGATGTGCCTACTAATCAGGACTTACGCGCTTCTCTTGCGTTCTCTCCTAGCTGCCACCATCGCGCGCGCCAACCGATCAACCGCGGCCTCGAATACCCTCCAGTCGAGGGACTGCCTGTCCTTCGGCTCAATGGGGTCCAATACGATATGGACTAGCTCATGGACAATGGCGCGCTCGATGTCCTGCTCCTCTAGCAATCCGCTGGCCTCGTAGCTGTCCGGATGGAGTATTGTCAGGCGCGCGACCTCGTTCTCCCAAACGATCTCAATGGCAGCCTCGCTATCGGGCACTGGGAGAACGTGGGATATGACAACGCCGATGCGCCAGGATTGCAGGCCCAACTTTTGCTGCCAGTAGGCCAGGAGTTCGGTCGCCTCTACATATGCTGAGCGTCGGCTAGCCACGTTTCCCCGCTATACCGTGACGCCGCGCCTGGTGTTCGATCGCGGCCAGCGACCGGCCCGGTGGGAACGCCTTGGCGTAGTACTCAACCAGGGCCCCCAGCATCCCAGGACGGTAGTACCGGCGCAGTGCCGCCAGCTCATTCTCTGTCCAAGGACGACATGCCGGCACCGCCTGCATCGCTTCTTCCAATTCCGGGACGTACAACTCATCGCCGCAGGTGTGACCGCCGCCTATGGAACGTGGATGAGCGTCCGCGCGTTCGCCCGGAGGCCTCGTGTGTATTCGCGCCATGTGTGCCCACCTCCCTCTACCGTGAACTGCACCAGCCCCCAATCTACGGTGCCGGAGAAGTTTGTTTCCCCGTGCCTGGTCCGCCCCAACTGTAGTGCAGGTAGGATCATAGCCGTCCAGCCGCGCCCGGAGATCGCTGCGAAATAATGCACATGCGCTCGGAGAATCACTTGTGCCTTGGGAGCCTCATCTCGCTCTGCCCACAGCACGTTCCATACGCGGTCACGCGCCAGCGCCGTGTACCGCCCATAGGGAACCTGCGAGCCGCTGATGCGGTGTTTCACATCGAACACGACATTCTCAACCTGAATAAACGGATGGGTGTCAATCTCCGCGCCGAGCCCGTGTGCGATGAGGTCCTCGTATTCCTCCATGTCTCCGGAATGGTATGCCGTCCCGCGCGCGATAACGGTACGTTTGGCCCCCCAGACATCTAGCGCCGCCTGCGCCATCTCACACTGTTCTAATCTGTCAACTGCAATCAGCTCTGTGCTGCCGGATGACTCGCCACGCCCGTCAATTAGGTCACCAACAACGATTAGGAGATCAGGACTACCGATGGACTTCCTGATGTCTGTGTAGGCCTTCCATGCCTCCCGCTGAGCCACACCCCAAGCCGCCCTCGCGGGAGGAGCGTTTCGGACAGGCCATTGCCATTCTGGCGGGGTCAACCCCGCCCGATGGCCACAGTGAAGGTCCGCTAACGCTACGACCGATTTCACTTTTCCCGGTGTATGTTCCGCTGTACTGTGTCCACTAGCCCGTTCAGAACCTCGGTCTGCTTCTGAAGTGTCTTTGATACCTCCTTCATGACCTCGCGCGTGTTTTTGCGCTCTTCTCTGTCGTGATCCAGGTGGTTTGTAACAATGCGGTCCAGCGTGGTGCAGTTCTGCTGGAGCGATGATTTGATCTCGGACTGGAACGGCTCAATGATACGCTTGAGTATGATAACAATTCCAATCACGAAGACGACAGCGAACGCGATTCCTATAGATAGATCCTTGAGTTGCGCGATCCAGTCCATCCTATCACCCCCCAATCGGTGTTACTGCGGGCTGGAGGCGGATTGCGATCGGGAGGCGGTCGGGGGAGTCGCCTCCAGCCCGCGAGTAACATCACGTCACGGACAGCACCCCGAGTGAATAAACTTGGTGGTGCTAGCTCGCCGTCCGTATGCGTCGGATACCCACAGCGTCACACGGAACGTCCACGTCTCTCCACTACACCCTCCTGGTCCGGCAATGTACCAACAGAACGACTTCTCCTCTGTTCGGATATACCGGATCTCAGATTCACAGATGATTCCGCCGTCTTCATCGCCCCAGCAATACGGGATCGGCGTCGGATCGTCCTCCGATACCACTCTAACAATCTCCATCTGGTACCACAGGTTCTCGCCGACGGATTCTCCGGCCCACAGACACACCTTCTGGCCAGGGTAGAAGCTGTCGGCGACGCCGCCCCAGCCGTTGAGCGTGATGAGAATGGGTTTGAGCGTATTCTCGCCGCCCGTCATATCTACGATGCGGTACGCAGTCCTAATTGTAGGCTCGCCAGACTGGGTTGATCCGCCCCCCCCGCCGCCGGGGCCCGGAGGCGGACCGCAACACCCGTCATCGGCTGACCCGCCCCCGGACGTTCCAGTATTCCACTCGCAGATTAGAATGATCACGTAAACGTCAGGCTTGTCATACGTATGCGAGACAATTGCCTTCTTCTGGTCTCCTTGGACCTTTGTACCGTCTCCGAAGTCCCAGATATACTTGTCCGCTTTGGACGCCTGCGCGTCCACCACGACGGTAGATATGCCCGCTACCGTAGCAGAGAATTGTGCTACGTACGGATCCACCTCCGGCCCGTCATCGAATAGCTGTACGCATCCTGACAAAGCCAGCGCCAGCCCGATAACAAGGCCCGCTACAGGTCTACGCATGTCGGCTCCTTATTGAGTACTCGCCTCCATGGCCGGGCATCCGGGCGTCGGAGAGATTCCGCATGGGGACATGTCGAATGCAAACCCGACTACAATCCATGCCCCTAATAGCGTAGAAGCAGGATTGATAGACATTGGTAAGTTGAACCGCAACCAGCCCATTGCCCCGCTCCATTTCCCGACAATCTCGGCGCCAACTGCCCAAGATGACCTGTTGAACGCCCAGCCACATGTTTCCAGCCATACGCTGGCGCCTCCGCCGATCCTGAACGACGGCGTCAACGTATACAATGGAGTAACCGACAGCCCATACCATCCGTCAGCTGTTAGTGGACTGGACAACGTTACAGACGTCTTGATCCACGAACCGCTATCCCAGCCGATTGCGAGATATGGTTTGGCTATGCCTTCAGACGGAACGATCTCGCCGCCGATGAACGGTCCAGCATAAGCCGCCGCGCCCACTAGAACGAGTAGAACCACAAGAGCGATAGAAAGCTTTTTCACAATACCACCTCCTAGAGCTTATCCTTGATGGATCCGTAGATTAGCTGCGCCAGCGTCATCACAATACCCGATGCTCCGAACAGGATCTCCGGGTTCGCGAAGATCCCCGCTAGTGAGATTTGACCGAACATGAGTAGAACGAGTACTGCGAGAATTACGGATGCCACAAAGGATAGCCATAGCATCACCGGCCCCTGCCACCCGAGCGCCTTCTTGATCGCCTGTAGAAGAGGGACAGCGATGCCGCCTGCCAGCATCAACGCTACTGTCTGTGCCATTTCCATATAGCCTCCTATTCTGCCAACGCCGCCGCCAGTTCAGCAAGTTTCCGCAATCCCATTGCGAATACCGGCCTCCACTCCGATGGCATACGATTCATTGCGGCGGTGAGATATGGTTCCAGACGATCCGCTAACTGTTCTGGGTCGAACGAGCACAGGAGTTCGACCGCGATCGCCGGACCGAACCTGCGTAACAGTGGCGATAACAACTTGCTGATCACTGTGCTCACGGTCCCGATCCTCCCCGACTGTCCATAAAGTCACCTCCCGCGAGGCTCAGACGAAAGGCCCTCATCGTGCCTCCGCACAATGAGGGCCCTATTCGGGTGCCTCGGTCGCAGTTTATCATATTAGCGTGGCCGTGTCAAGTATTCTGTTACTCAATGGCCACGCTAAGTTCCGCTGCAGTCCCAGAGCCGCTAACCGAGATCCTGTATTGACCGGGGTTCGCATACGTGTGCACCCAGCGCCAGTGGGTATCTATGCGCTTGCCGTCACGATTATATGAGATCGTGCCGTCGCCCCAATCTACTACATAGTCCTCTGGAAGTGCCGCCGTTCCCGACCCCACGACCTCCCACCGCATGACGTAGAGCGTCGCGGTGTGGCCACTGACCTCGACATGGGTCCCTAGATCGTATTGCTTACTAGCGCAGCCCGTAAGTAGAATCAGGGACGCCACGATCGCCATTACTCCCGATGCGACTTTTATGTTCCACCTCCTGGCCGTATTATATCACACTTCATTGCGGAGGGAAACTGCATCTACCCAAACCTTGTCGCTTCCACCTACGTTCGACTCCACAACTGCGCGCATGGCCTGCGCCGCTCCAGATACGGCCCCGACTGGCAATACGCGCACGGAGCCCTGCCACGTGTCAACCGCGAGCGGACTGTCCCGGTTCCCGCGGTAGATCTGCACGGTGTCCAGGACCTGCGACGGCGTCACCGTGAAGTCCCAGCGGTCGCCGACTGTGTGGCCAGTTGTGGCGCCGAACGTCACCTTGACATCGTCCTCTAGATGCTGCGCCGCTTCCATGATGTTGACGCCGGTGACAACCCATGTCGCGCCCCCATCATTGGACCACTTGAACGTATCCGGCGTGCCAGTTCCGTCAATCTCGACACGATACGAGATCGGATCCGATTCCAGACCGGTGTAGTGGCCGCCTGAGGTCATATCGTTCAGACCGGACCCGGTGAATGTCGCTGCGCCGATTGTTGCCGCGGTGCCGAACTGACCGTAGAGCCGGATGTCCGCGTTAGCGAGCGTGGCCGCGTAGCCAGTCGGAGCACGATCTGTCCCGTCATAATCTGTCAGGTAGAGCTTGCCGCCGTAGCCGTCCGGGTATGCCATCTTGTTGCTCTGGTTCCCAGACGTTCCAACGTAGCTGGGATTCGATGGATTGGAGATAGAATAGACCTTGATCACACGGTTCCCGGAGGAAACGCCGCACGTGTAGAGATAGGCTCCATAGAGCGCGAGCCCGTAGGTACCGTTCGATGCATCCCCGAACGCCCCCACGTACGTGATGTCGCTGGGATCGGAGACGTCATATACTTTCACGTCGGATGCCGTTTGGAGATAGAGATGGTTCCCGTAAACGACGATGTCAGTCGCCGCCGCGGCTGGCGTGGCCGTGTCAAGGATCGCCGCAGCTAACGGGTCAGAGATATCTACGGAGAACAGGTGCGCGCTGCCGCGTGCTGCTACGAAGAGCGCGTTCCCGGAACGGGCTAACGAATATGGACCTATTGATCCTGGCAACCTGAAGCTCCGTGCTGTCGAATAATCCGAAGCGTTGCGAACATAGAACATTGAGCCGATGGCGTTATATATATAATCGCCGAATCGAAGCACCGTGTGGAGTCCTGGAGTAATGGTATACCGCTCAAATACTAGTGTTTCTTGCGGACTGGATTTATCGCTCCATGTACCATCTCCGAGTTGGCCATATTCATTTGCACCCCATGCCATTATGTAATTGTCTGCCCTTATACCAAGGCTATGATACTTGCCGCCATTGATTGCATTCCAAGTACATGACCCGATTAGCGTCGGCGATGTTCGCTGTGTCGTAGTACCATCTCCAATCTGGCCACGTGAATTGTCGCCCCAAGCCAGAAGCCTGTCATCGGCACGGATACCGAGCGAATGGACATAGCCGGTGTCAATAACTTTCCAAGTACATGACCCGATTAGCGTTGGTGATGTTCGCTGTGTCGTTGTCCCATCTCCAAGTTCTCCATGTGGGTTGTATCCCCAAGCCAGAAGCCTGTCATCGGCTCGGATACCAAGGGAATGGAGCGCACCGGCGGCGATGGCCTTCCAAGTACAAGTTCCGATTAGCGTCGGCGATGTTCGCTGTGTCGTTGTTCCATCCCCAAGTTGACAATAGGCATTGTATCCCCAAGCTAATAGTCTATCATCGGCCCGGATCGCGAGCGAATGCCCCCCTCCTGCCGCAATGACCTTCCATGTACACGAACCAATCAGAGTTAGCGAACTACGATCTGTAGTAGTACCATCACCGAGTTCTCCCGCGCCGTTGTATCCAGAAGCTAGAAGCCTACCATCTGCCCGGATCGCGAGCGAATGAAATTCTCCTGCCGCAATGACCTTCCATGTACATGAACCAATGAGCGTTGGTGAAGTATGATCTGTCGTAGTTCCATCACCTAATTGGCCACAGTTGTTCAGGCCCCAAGCTAGCAGGCGATTATCAGCTCTAATGCCAAGAGAATGGTAGTAACCACCTGCAATTGCCTTCCAGGTGCAACTCCCGATGAGAACTGGCGAGTTGCGATTGGTAGTACTCTCATCTCCGAGCTGGCCATATCCGTTGTACCCCCAAGCACGAATCATAGAATCAGGGCCGCGACCAATGGAGTGATTGTATCCAGCCGAGATAGCCAGTGCAGACAGGGGGGTTTCTATATTGTATGTATTGTATGAATCCAATGTCTGATCTGTTCCGATAGCGTACAGCTTCAATTCATTGCCAGCGATCATGCCAAGCGTCGAACCACTAATCCATAGATGCCGCGGCGTGTAGCTCAGACTGATGCTGCTCCGCACGATCGGGTTAGTCGGATCGCGCATGTCGAACGACACGAGCTTCGGCGCGCTGCCGCCTACTCCTACAAACAGACCGTTAGCTGAGCTTACGCATACCACAGACGTTCCAGTTCCTGATCCTGTGGCGCTGCCGACAATCGTGGGACTTGTCGGCGCGACATCAGACTTGACTGCTATACCGCCCTTGACATCTAACCCGGCGTTACACGGCCCCCAAGTCGAGTAGAGAGTACCGGACCCGGTGCAGCGCATAGAGCGCGACCCGTGGTACGCATCGGCATCGTCTACTACCCAGTTCCCGCTAGTCTTCCAATTAGCCGGCTTGCCTGCACTCACCCGCTCAAAGCTGTAATTGTCCACAACGTTCTCGTGCACGGTTCCAAGCGAGGGAATAGAATCCAGTTCGATCGTTCCGCCGCGGATGTAGATGTTGTAGAATTCCGCGTTGCCGTTTTTGAATATGGCCCAACCGTCCTCGCCTTCTACATAATTCTCGCTGCGGTGTGTCCCGGTTGTCACCAGCTCCGAACCGTCCCATGCCAGCTTCGGATTAGATGATCCGCCGAGTTTGAACGTGCCGCCGTCAAGGTTGAACTCAGTTCCAGCATTGCTGCCCCAGTTGGTAGAGCGGAGCGTGCCGCCGATCAACGTCCGGCCCTTGATGTCGTACTGCGCGATGATATGCTGCGCGGCCACGGTGTCGGCTAGCAGGTTGTCCTGATCCTCCTCGTTTGGGATGTAACCTGACCCGGTCCCGTTGTGAATCGTTCCCGTGGTCTCGGTTCCGTCCCTGGCTACAACCGCGACCTTGTACTGATAGGCATAGCTCGTATTCAGTGGCGAGTGCATAAACCCGGTAGTCGTGGTGCCGATCAAGCTCCAGGAACCTGGGAAGCCGCCGCCGGTGTTGATGTCAGTGTAGACCTTGTAGTAGGAGAACCCGGCCCACGTCGTTTTCGCAGCGCGCATCTTGAGGAAGATACGGCCAGCGCCTACGATCACGGCCTCGGCGTTCCCGGTACTCCAGTCGTCTACCTGAATGTCCTCTGAACTACTCAGTCCAGAATCGCTAACCTCGGTAGAAGGGAGCCCAAGGTTTCCGGCCCGGTCAACCGCGCACACCACAAAGTAGAACGGCCCCAAGCTTGATCCGTCCAGCGCGTAGGTAAACGTCTCGGCGTTGACAAACCAGACGCTGTCGTAGGTGCCAGGATCACTGACGTCAATGGATGGCTCGTCTGACACGAAGACCCTATACCCGGCCAGGGCCCCGAACGGGAGATCCTCGCCGTCCGCGCGGACCGTAGGAGCCGTCCACGATACGACTATGGCCTCGACTACACCGCTCGCTGTCACTCCTGTGGGAGCGCCTGGTGCGACAGACCTGGATGGGAGACGCGCCGCGACCGGCTTGCTCCATGCGGATAGGTTGGATCTTACACCGTAGATATGCGGCCTGATGTAACCGCGCGTCGCCATTATCCCGCCCAGCCTACATAGGTCAGCACGTCATTCTGTGCTGTGAAGTCGTATCCCGCCTTTGACAGCACGATGGTCATCTCGGGGTAGGTTTCGATGTCAATAAAGAATGAAGCGATCCCGTCGGCGCCAGTCACAAACGGGTTGGCTTTGGGAATGGTCGCGGCCTTGTCCTCGTAGATGGTTGCCTTATCCGAAGTGCCGGCCTCGTACACCGTCACCGTTACGGCTGGAATGATCAACCCTGTCTCATCTACGATTGCTCTCGCCCATCGTCTGTACGTCGCCATATTACCTCCTCGTACTCACTGGAACAGATGCGATCTCACAGATCATCCTCTTCCCCTCGCCAAGTCCCTCAATCTGAACGTAGGGGTAGATGTCCGTGGCTACATATGTCCAGTCTCCCGTCGCTCTCAGGATCTCGTACGTCTCTCCGTTGGTGATCGGGTCATCTACCGGATCTATCGTGAGAACTGTCTCCGTGTTGGACAGTATCCGGCGGCAGACAGCGTTGCGCGCCGGAGCGGTCAACCACAGGTAGTGACCGGCTAGCGCGCCTGGCGTCCAGGCCTTGTCCGTATCCTCGACCGTGTTCGATGAGCCTCCCGTCGCAGTCCCGTAATCTATGAGCGTCCCTTCTCTGTACCGGACAAGGTAGCCAGAGATGTTCCAGCTACGCGTGCCGGCCCAGCGGACGTGCAGGACCGGAGCGGAATCTCCAGAAACGCCCTCTCCCCAAACTCCCCTGGCTTCCGGATTGGATGGAGGCTCGGGGATCGGTCCCGTGCGCTCATCGCGATCACGATCGTGTTTTCCAAGCCAGTCGGTACGCGCACGCGAGAACCAGTACCTCCGCGCGCCAATCCGCTTGTACAGAGCGCCGCGGAGGACCGTGGAACCGACTGTATCGCCTTGCCCGATTGTCATGGTGATACCAGTGACCCCTAGCGTGACCGTCTCTGACGGCGTGTCAATTGTTACAAGCTCGCCGCCCTCGAATCCAAGACAAAGCCATGGGATATGCGCCTCAGCATTAGGACACGGCGAGGAGAGATCGTGTAGAGCGTAGTCTGCGAGCTTCACGGCCTCGGCGCGCGTGTCTATGAGCGATCCGGCCTTCTCGACAATGCGCATGTACCGGTGCTTCCTGCCGGTTCCATCTGGTACGCCATAGATGAGCCGCGCCGCCTCGTTCGCGGCGTCTACCACGGCCTCCTTGCCGGTTGAACGTTCCCGGTAAACGACCCGCACCGCCGTGCGCACGTTCGCCTCGGTGTAGTCTGTCCTGAACAACCGGATATTCCCGCCGATGGTAAGATCCGGAGTTACATTGGACCGGTCCGGGTCTACGATCGTAGGACGGAAATTCCCGCTCCCGGCGTGGTACTTCTCCGCCAGGACGTACCCGATCGCGTTCACTGGACGCTGGATTGCCTCTAGCAGCGAAACATCCCCGATCTCGTACTTGTAGACGTAGTAGAGAGGATCGTCTTCTACCTCAATCACTGGCGCGAACCCGTAGTCGGTCAGGATCTGGTTCAGACAGTTTGTCGCTGCCGAGATGTACGTGTCGCTGTACACGCGCCCTTCTCTGATGTCAATGTAATAGTCGGCGTACGGCTGCAGGATGCCGACTACGTCAACGTCTAGCGTATCGTCTCCGCTGACATCCTCGGTGCCGCGCGTGTTACCTGGTCCAACGTAGCCATCAAAGACAGTGGCAGGTACGTTCCCACCCTTGCCGATCTTGATCTTGACACGGTTATATCCTCCTAGGAGCGGGATGCCTGACGGGTTGAAGTCTGAGGTGTGACCGGGATCTAGCGACTCGCCGGCATCCCTGAATGGCGCATGGTTGGCTAGGGTTAGCGACGCCGTCCATACCCCCGTGTCATGCGAATAGGTCATGGACAACGCCAGCACGCGCGACTTTCCTGGGAACGATGATCCGCTCGGAGAACATAGGTTCACGTCGCCCAGGGTCGGGTGCGATACCACGACTTGGACGCCCGTTACCTGTGTCGCCGTCAGACCATCGTTGATCGCTCTCACTTTTGTGACGCCTCCAGGCTCGTGACCTTTGTTTCGATGGCTTCTACGCGTGCCTTGAGCGCAGCGATCTCATCCTCCACCATCATCGGCGGCGGGACTTTGGACCAGTCCGGCTTGTGGCAGATGACAACGGGTAGCTTGTCGGTGCGGCCCTTGGAATGAGCGATAACCGTGACCCAGTGTTCGCGGTTGGCATAGCCGGATACGTCGGTCGTAGATTCCACCGTGAGCAACCCGTTCTCATCTAGCGTGACTCCTGGAATAGGATCCAAAAGTTCCCACTTCTCGACAGGTTCAGTGGCCCCGAACTGGAGCTTGTTCGTCCCATTCTCTGGAATGTAGCAGAACGTGTTCCCATCATTGATCTGAAACATTGCATCCCTCCATGTACCGCATCCCGTTCAGCATCGTCTGAGCGCGCGCCGCTTCCAGAAGCTTCTCGGCGCTGGCCCCCCAGCACTCCTCTTCGATCTCATTGCTCCGCATTTTATCAGTTATGGCCAACCCGCGCTGCGCGCAGGCATAAGCGGATTCAGGATCGCCATGCGCCAGCCAGAACTGCGCTAGCCGGATCCATGGCTCCCGCTGGGACGGGTTCTCAGCCAAGGACCGGATCATCCAGACGGCGATCTCGTTCGGGTCCCTGCCGAGTTGGTTCAGACAGTACGCGATCAACCGGCAGCTGGTCGAACGCGTCTGTGCGATGCCATCTGCGTCCTCGTATGGCTCCAGGTAGCGGTCAGAGATGGCCAAGTGGCGCTTCAGCTCGGCGATGGCTTCCTCGTATCGTCCGTGGAACCAGAGTTCGCGCCCGTATAGGTGCGCGCAACGTTGATCGTCAGGGTACTCTTCCGCTGCCATCTTGAGGAGAGCGATCCTAGACCACCGCTCCTGTTTGTTCGGGTCCGGGTAGTGGCGGATGATCTCCTCGTTGCACGTCGTAACGCACTCTCCGGGAGCGGTCCGCACCAGCGTCTCATGGATCGGGTAGCGCCATATGTAACCGTTCCTGGAATGGATCTTGAACCCCCATACCGAAAGCCTCGGGATCGTCTGCTCTCGGTCCTGCCAGTTGTGAATGAACGGGTAACGGAGCATGGTGGTCTCTGGTGTCCAGGCCTTTTCCAGCGTCTCGCGCCAGTTTGGGAGGAGGACTTCATCTAGATCCATCGAGATGCAGATCCGCGCCTCTGGTGGGACGTAGGATAGCGCCATGTTCCGAGCAAGATCGAACCGCCACGGTGCTACGGTGATCTCGTTAACCTCGGCGCCTAGAGAGCGCAGTATGTCAGGGGTTCCATCCGTTGAGCCGGTATCGCATAGGATCACGCGGTCAACGCCGGTCATTGAGCGCATAAATCGCTCGGCGAACTGTGATTCGTCCTTGCATATACCGTAGACAATGATTACATTCATTCTCCCTCTGTCGCCACGCTACGTCACCTCTAGTCGTTCGATGACGGATCTGGGCTGCCCGGTGTTGTCGGCGTGTAGTTCGTCCCGCAACTCGCGTAGGTCTGGATCGAGGACGAACGACAGAAACTCATCCACGTCGTCTTGATTCCGACTTCCCAGCCTACAAATCGTGAGGCGAGGCCGCTGGCCGTGCCCATGCTCATCTGGTACACCCATAGTCCTATCCCCTTTCCAGAAACTCCACGATAAAACAGGCACAGATCGAATTCCAAGAATGCGTTTGATCGCACTCCTGCGCCGATGCTTTCTGTCGCGTTTGGCCTGCCTTCGATCCTGCACCTGTGAAGCAACAGCCATCCTCCCTCGCGCACCCATGCAGCGACAGCCGGGCCCGACTCCGTATCCGATTGAATGTACGATGCGTACACTTCCCAGCCTAAGCATGATTGAACGTTGAGTACGGCTGGCGGAGAACCAGAGAACCGCGAGAGCAGCTTGAGTCCGTAAACTGACACGTTATTCACACCACGGGCTGTTAGCGCAGGTCCTGTTGTGCTCGCATTCACTGTTGGTCCGTAGATCATGTACTGGGACCCGGCTGCCGGTGCGGTCGCCGTTGCGAACGTTAGCGTGTTAGCGTTGTTGGCTGTGATCGTAAGGACCTGATCTGCACCAGTCCCCGTCAGAACGCACAGTTTGCAGCCAACAAACTGGTCTGTTTCCCAGTTCTTTGTCGTATCCTGGAGCGTAGTCGTGCTCCCTCCAGTAGCCACACCGTAGTCGTACAGATTCTTCCCCGCTGGCGTGCGGGCGCGGAGGTATAGCCGAGCAGGAACTGTGAGCCCGTTCAAGTTCAGGCTCTCATTGTAGGTAGCGTTCGCCCCGCCGATGTTGACGTATACGTCATACGTAATCTGCGCGGCATTCGCCACAAGCCACGCAATAGCCTTGCTGATTGTCTTCCATGGGGCTCCAGATGAACCATCGCCAGTCGTATCGTTCCCACTGGCGTCGTCCACGTACAGTTGCAGGCTTTGACGTGTAACAGTAAGGCGGCCCTCCATAGCATCGTAGACGGCGTTTTTTGATGGAGCTATTCCAGTAACACCGTCCCAGGTTGGACCGTAGGCCGCATCACTGACCGGATCGGCTGGCATTCCATGTTTATGGTCACGGCGGGCCGCAACCGCTGCCGAGCCTGCCGACGGAGAATCCCCGAACGCCTGGGATGATGGAGCGGTTGCATCGAACGCGGCGATTGTCGCGTTCGATCGGATCACGGTCGTGGCATCACCGGCAGAAGCGGACGATCCGAGCGCGATGGCAGGAGTGGCGAACGCGGGGATCTCTGATGCGGAAGCGAGCCGCACCTGAGATTCGGCAGTCCCAACGTACACCTGATCGTAGTCGGTGGAGATAGCAGGCTCTCCGTGGCCAAGCTCACTGGCTTCTATCTGAGCCTTGGTACCGCGTTTTATCCTAATCGTGTTCGCCATTCCGCCTCCTATCTCTTACGGCGCTCCGGCTTCCCCGCTTGCTCTACCTGCGCCTTCAGAGCATCGCGTTCCGCTAGCAGATGAGCGATGGTTTCATTTAGTGAACCCACCTTGGACTCAAGCTCGCCGATCTTCTTTTGCGCTAAAGCCAGCTCGGTCCTGACCTTGCCGTGAAGCTCGGACAGCTCGTTGTACTTGGAACTCAAGGCATCGTGTGACGTCTTGTATTTCTCTGCCTGTTCCAACTTGGTCTTGGCCTCGGCAGCGATAGCCTGGGACTTACTCTCGGCCATCGCTGCCGCCGCAACCTTCTCCGCTGCTTCGCGTTTCGTCTTGTCAAGCAAGCGCTTGGTGTGCATGATCTCGACCGTAAGCTCGCCGATCTTCGCCACCAAGTCGTCCACAGACAGGAGGGCCTCGTTTGTTTCCCCACCGTCCTGTGTTACCGTCGCCTCGTATTCCATCGTCCCCCCTTCTACGACAGGGTTCCGCCATCAATCGTTGATCCGCTGTGGAGTAGCGTGTACGCACCTGCGCCGTGCACACCGCTGGTAGCAGCCTCGTGGCCATAAGCCCACTTGGAAGACGGCGCCTTGGTCTGTAGGTTCTCAGTCGGAGAATCCTCAAGGTAAGTGTCTTTGAACGAGACAAACTCCAGGCCCGTCCCATCACCACCAGAGCCAGTGTTCACGCGCACTATTTTGAGCGACGCCCCGGTGTAGTTGGCCGGGGTATCTGTGAGGTCTACGAATGTACTGACGCCGGAAGACTGTGCGGCCCACTTGACCCCTGCCGTCTGAGTGCTGTCTGCCGTCAGGACGTGATCGTTTGTACCTACTCCCAACGAAACCCAGTTGGTCCCGTCGCCTACCACCAAGTTCCCCTTGGTTGGACTTAGGCCGGCGATGTCCGCTAAGCCGCCCGTGGCAGAGATGACGTTCCCGGTCTTGGAGAGCCCGGTCCCAGCCGAAACGTAGCCAGCACCAGAGAATTGCGCAAACGTGATGGCCGTGGTTCCAAGGACGATGTTCTCCGGCTCATTCGTGCAGACCCAGCCGGTGTCCTTCTGTGTGGTGCCTCCGGATACGAACACAAACGAGTGCGGCACTTCAGCCGCAGAATCCATATCGGCAGCACGCGACCAAGACCCAGATGCCGTGACGTAGATGCCGTTCTGGCTAGCCGTGCTCTGGTTTTTCACCAGGACACGCGATTCATCCGTGGTTACGCCGTCAATCGTCTGCTCGCCGGAGAGTGATTCCAGGTTCTCCGTAGTCGCGCAAGCCACGGCCTCATGGACAGACAGGCCGGTTGCCACTGAATCAACGTAGTCTTTTGTGGCGGCATCCTGCGCGCTGGCCGGGTTGGCCAAGTTCGTGATCTTCTTTGAGTTCATGGATACGTCAGCCCCGGCCTGTCCGGTTAGGATTGTCCATAGCTCCGTCCCAGTCAGAGCTGCGATGTTGCCGCCAGTTTTGCGACCTACGACACGCTGCTCATCAACCGTTACCGCTGCAGGCGTATCCGCTGCCACCGAGGCAAGGATGCTATGAGCGCTGTACTCATCCCACAGGCTCACCCGCTCCGCTGCGCTACCTACTCCAGTACCAATTGCCAGGATCTTGTCATCCGTCTTGAACCCGAACTCTCCTGTGTCGAGTTGGGTCCCGATCGCAGCCGTGCCACGTTTGATCTGAATCTTCGCCATCTAACACCTCCTACAGGGTCCCGCCGTCAATGTCTCCGACGTCTACAAACAGTTCCCACTCCGGATCAACGCCCGGCTCCTTGCCGATGCATCCTTCCTCAGTGATCCATGTCTTACCCATATATCCTACCACGTCATTAGGAGCATACTCCGTTTCGTTATCCCATGCGCCGCGCCACTGTACGCCAGGCCCCTGCGGGCCGACAATCCCGGTCAGGATGATCTGAGGGACCTCTTCCGTGATTACCTTGATTACGTCCATCACGTTGTCACCTCGCGCGTTACCGCCGCCACAAACGTGACGTGCCCGTACTGATGGAGACGGCGCTCTCCATAGTCAGAGATCAGGAACAGGTCGTAGACTGCGGTCCTGTCGCGGTGATCCGGACAGATCCCATCGGTATCCTCTGCCGAGATGATCAGATCGTACCGTCCCTTATCCGTGAGTTGGTTCGCAATCTCGATGCCCCCGTTATCCGTTGTCAGTTCTAGGATGACATCTCCTACCGGTGAGGAGCGGATCTGCATTTCCGCGCTCCATCCCGTTAGATCAACTGGGGTCTCGTTCGGCCCGGTCTTCCAGATGAATCCCTGGCGGTAGTCGGCGTTCTCGTACACTGTCAGGTTTATATTCGCTCGCATACCTCACCTCCTATGCCGGGACTCCTGGAAGATTATAGCCAGATCGCATGTTATCCTTGGCCGCCCGCCTCTGCACGCTGCGATAGACCACTTCGCCGTCCAACGTCACGATGTTGTTGATCGTGATGTCCCCAAGCGGATACCGACTGAACCGTTCCAGCGGGATGATGGCCTCAGGCCCAGCTTCTCCTGCTAGCACCATCGTTGGCCGCGGGATGACGCCGCCTTTGGCCGCCGCGGGAGCGCTGGCCCAAGCCGCCCTGGCTTGTGCATCCGTGAGTACGCCTAGAACGTCTTCATAGAACATCTGTTCTGAAGCGGTGAAGATTGTGCCGATCCCAGGAACATAGATCCCCTTTGTGCCATCTCCCCTGGAAAAGCCAGCGGCCCAAAGCTCTTCGCGCGAAAGCCATGATACTCCCTGTGGAGCCTGAGATGTCGTGCCGCCGCTGGAACCGCCGGAAGATCCGCTTGAGCCGCCGGAACTGCTTCCCGCGCCGCCGGACGATCCACTTGAGCTACTGGATGCACTACTGGACGTCCCTGAGCTTCCAGATCCCATCTTTGGAAGCTTCACCAGCCCAAACGTTACGAAGCTTACTATATCACAGATCGCATTCCAGGCCCACGTGATGACATCTACAACGCCCTTCAGAACGTTTGCGACTAGGAGTAATCCATCACTGAACAGCTTGAATACAGGCCGCAACGGGTCCAGTAGCCCGGCTATAGACGCCAGAAGTCCTCCGATCGTGTCCATCCATCTGATGTCCCAGTCCATCTTGCTAATGAACCCCTCAAGCTTGGCTGGGATACTGTCAATCCATCGGATTATGATCCGCTCTATCTCTGGCCATCTATCCTGAATTGTCTTCAGTAGCTGCTCGAATAGCGGCCCGAGTTGCTGGAGAACCCGTTCGGCGTGTGGCCATAGGTTGCGCAGTGACTGTGCAATCAGGTCAAGCATCGGTTGCAGGTGGCTAACTACCGCATTCCACACGTCCTCAAGCGCCTTCTGAATAGCCGGGAATACGTTCGAACGCAGGAACGGATCTACCTGCGTCCGCCACCACTCTAGCAACGCGCCGAATATCTCGCGCAGGTCCTTGGCAAACGTGTCCCTCATCCATATCGCCACGCTGTCAACCATCGCCGCGAACGTTGAGAGGACTGAGATCCCAAGATTCACAACTGGAATGAGATTCTCCTTCACAATCGTCCACAGCGCCGCCAGGACGTTGGCAACCGAGTCAGCCAGTTTCACGATGGCCGGCCACTGTTGCCGCAGCATCCCGAATACGTCTTGAACAAGGAATGGGATCAGATCATCGGCAAGGAATCGCCACAGCCGCTCCATCCACTTTCCAAGCTCTACGAACACCTTGCTCTTCAGGAACGGGTCTACGTCGTTCTTCCACCATTCTAGCAATGAGTCAAAGATGGACTTCAGGTCCGCCGCGAACGTGTTGGCGATCCATTTTGAGATCCCATCTAGCGCCGAGGAGAACGTGTCTGTCACCGCGAGCGCAAGCTGCAATCCTGGGATCAACGCCTGGACTACAACCTCCCACAGAGCGCCGAACGCTCCGCCGACCCGTTCCACGATTGTAGCCACGGTTGGCCATGCCTCGACAATGAATGCGAACATGTCGTCTCTCAGGTATGGGATGATCTCGTCTCGTAGCAGTTCATACAGCGCCACAAACCACTCGCCGAGCTTCGGGAACACCTGGCTCTTCAGGAATGGGTCAACCTCGGCCTTCCACCACGCCGCGAATCCGTCAAAGAATGCCTGTAAGTCAGGAAGGAGCGTTTCGAGCATCCAGTCGGCGATCGGTTGTAGCATATCTACTAGCGTCTGAACTACTGCGAGGAATGCCGTGATAACCGACGGTGCGATTGCCTGCCACAGGTCCTCCAGCGCCTGAATGAACTGGCGGATTGGTTCTAGGATGGCATCAATCGCATCCTGGAACTTCTCGACAATGCCCCGCAACCACGCAGGCAGCTTGTCCTGGGTCGTTTCGCCGGATAGTGGCGGCTCCCCAGGTGTGGCGGCTTTATACTCCGCACGTTCAACCTTCCAGCCTGATGGCACGTTCAGCGATCCTTGGTAGATTTGCTCCTCGGTTTCTCCGAACAGTCCTGCGATCTGATGCAGCACCGCCGCGATCGGCCACAGGAAGCCTAGGAGGAGGGACAGGAAGCCTTTTTGAACCGCTGCCAGGTCTGCCTGGATCATGGCCATCTGTTCGGTCTGTCGAACAATGCCGGATAGCGTATCCCCAAAGCGCATCAGGACTGAAACGACTGTCGTTCCTACCTTCTGCAGGTTGCTTCCTAGCCAGTTGGCAGCATCTCTGACTCTACTGAACGCCGCCTCGGTCCACCCAGCGACCGTGTTGAATGCATCCCGAGCGATCTGCGCCCCCTCCTCCAGCGTACGTGTCAGCTCGTCTACTGTATCGGTGATGCTCTGGCTGGCATCGGATAACCCCTGTTTCAGGATGTTGTACGCTCCAAGCGCGACTCGTGCCCAGTTCCCGGTAGCAAGACCGCCACCGATGTCCTTGATCGAACCGGCGTATGATCCGAATACGTCTCCTGCAATGGTGTCGGCAAGCTGGTTCACGTAACGTGCATCTAGAGCAGAGAGGAAGTCGCGCACCCGATTACGGGTATCCTCCGAAAGAATGGTGAACGTATGCCCCAGGATAGTGATCTTCTCCGGGATCGCCTCTAATGCAGCGTTGAACATGACACCCCAATCCCCGGCGTCCTTCAGCCAATCCTTCCATCGGATAAGTTCCGGCGTTGTACCAAGGACCTCTGCCCGGAATTCCACAAGCGCATTCTCGGCCTGGGTGGTGTCCATTCCGAGGATCTCAAGCTTGCGGATCTCATCCTCTAGCACGCGGATGGCTGCATCGTACTCATTGAGCAAGACTTCCGTGCTGACCTTGGCCGCGCGGCTTGTGGTGCCGATCTCCGCGAACGGAGCCTGGTTGATTGTTCGGATCATCGGACTGCTATACGCCGCCGTGGTCTGGATGCTCCCGGTGGCGTTCATCACGGCTTGTGCTATGGCCGCGTTCTGTACAGCCGCCGTCTCTACTGTGGCCGTGAGGGTCTCTACAGCCGCATCAACCTGTTCTACAGCTTCGGCTACTGCCTCGACCTCCTCATCGAACTGGGGCCCGCCAGCCTCCTCCCAGGCCACGATCTGAGCCCAGTTACGCTCGCCGATACCCGACGGGATGATCGTCTCGCCCTCGTGAACGTAGACAAGGCCATCTTCCTCGACAACGCCGCCGTACTGGTACCCAGGAACGCGCCGGCATACGCCACCAACGCATGTCGTAGATGCTGCGGCCTGTGCGGACTGGCCAAGATCCCGGATCGCTTGCGTTGTTGTCACTATGTTCTGTGAGAAGTCCTGTATGCAGCTGCCGGACTCCTTGACCCAGGCCGTGAATTCCTGGCTTGGGACGTACCCCCCAGCGGTCATCTCGCCGTAGATCCGCTCCAGGTTTTGCTGGGTAGTCCATGCCGGCTCGGTCCACCCGGCGAGCGGCTGTCCGACGGCCCCGGCCACGGCGTCGCGCATCATCTTCGCCAGCTCCCCGACGTACTCGCCTGTGGAACCAGTTAGACCGGCTTCGCGTATGCGCCGCCCGACTTCTCTGGGGTCCTCGTAGATGAGTGCCCTCAGTTGCCGCCGGAATGCATCCAACGGATCGAACAGCGCCACAATCGCGTCCAGGGTTTGCTGGAACTTCTCCGCCGGGTATCCGAGCGTGTCCAGCCATTCGATCGCTTCCTCTAGCCCGGAAACGAGTTCGCGATACTTGCCGGACATTGCCCCCAGCTCCTCAATGTTGAGCCGGTCAAGCATTCCCATGAGTTGTGCAAGCTGGAACGCCGCCTTGGCCGGGTCGGCGATTGAGATGTCCCGGATCATCTCTGCTAAGGTTTGTGTCTCCTCCGCGAGCGCATCGCATGCCGCCGACGCCGAGGAACACCCGCCACTGAGGCTATCCATATTCTCAGTGGCCGACTTGGTTGCCTCTTCTAGACTGAAGCTCCCGAGTTCAAAGTCGTTCACAAACGAAGCGGCAGCTTCAGCCGCAGCGTCTATTGCTGATGTCGCGTCATCAACCTCGCGGCCAAACGATCGCAGCGCATTGATCCATCCCTGAGCGGCTGGGACGTCGTAGGCGGCCCCTCCAGTAATCCACCAGTCCTCTAGCCACTGCGCGGCCTGGTCTGTCCACTTGGTGGCTTGACCGCCCGCCTGTAATGCCCTCCCCCGCTTCCATATCGTTTCGATCAGTGAGCGCAGCCATGGAATCCGCATCATCCAGTTCGGCAGTACGAATTCTCCCGGCTCTAGCATGGCCGGCACGATGTCGCCGGAGCCCTGTCCAGGGACTACACCGCCTGTCTGATACGGTTGAATGGCGCCAGGTGGCAGGACTAACTCCGGCAGCGACGGCGCCGTCAATGACATGGACGCACCAGATAGGGCCGACTGGAAGGCCGTTTGTAGCTCTGAACTGAATTGCGCCGCTGCCGCCGAGATGGCCAAGGACGCGTCAATCTGCAATCCGCTAACCTGTAGCCGTAAGGAGTTGATCGTCTCCTCTAGCGCTTCTCCGTACGCCTCGCCAGCATCTCGGGCCGACGTTGGGATCATCAGCTCCTCTGGTGTGAACCCATATAGATCTGCGAGCGCATTGCGGATTGCCTGACTTGTATTCGGATCTTCTATCTGATCCTGGACCGCCGTCAGGTAGGCCAGGATAATCTCATCGGCTTGATCAGGAACGGTCTCGCGGACCGTGGAGAACATCTCATCGTGGACTTCTACGAAAGCGTCAATCGCTTCTTGGAAGTTCCCCTCGTTGTACGCCTTCGCCAGCTCTTCTCCCAGCGCCCGCGCGTTCATCTTGCTCATCTCTGGAGGAGCCATGGTGGTCGGGAATACCCCAAACGTTTCCCACATCTTCTTGGCTTCCTCTGCGAGCGGAATGGCCTCCCGCGCCTGGCCTTCTTTGCTAAGACCCATGACCCCGAGGAAGGCAAGGACTACCGGGTTCGCCATAAAGGCCACGATGGCCGCGGTCAGACTGGCTATTCCGGCGGAGATGCCGGCAATGACTGCGACTACGCCGGTTGCCCAGCCGACCACTTTGATTGCCACCAGAGCCGTGAATGCGCCTACTAGCGCCTCGACCGTCGGCGTAGCGTCCTCAATACCGAACAGCGCCAGGATGAACTCGCCGATCGGCGACAAGAGGCCCACCAAGGCCTCGTAAAGCTTCATGACCTTGTCTCGGATGCCGTACAGATTGACGTCCCATGCGATGTACATCGCCAGCGCCGCTGCGATTAGCCACATGATCGGAGATGACAGCAACGCGAACGCCTTGCCTAGTAGCGCGATCCCTGCCACGAGCCCGATCATCTTCAGGGCGTGCTTGATGAAGAACTGGATAGCTTCTGAATTCTTCTGCATCCACAAGGCCATGGATTGCACTGCGGGTACGATACGGTTGAGTATCTGTAGGACTACCGGCAGGATGATCTCGCCGAGAGCGATCAGAAGCTCATTCCATTGCGCGGATACCCTGTTGAGTTGGAACTGGTAACCTCCGGTGATCTTCTCTAGAACCTGCGCATAATTGTCTCCGGCTTCCTGTATATCCTTGAAGACTTTCGCCGTTTCCCCGCTCGCTGCGTTCGCCGCCTCCGCCGCTGCCGCGTATGTCCTGGAAGAGAACCCTAGCTGCTCTAGATCCATCCCAGCGGCCTTCGCTGCCGCCTGAACAAAGGCCAGGGACTTCCCAAGTCCAAGCTGTTCGATCATCGCCCGCCCAGAAGTGAAGCCGAGCTTCTGAATGATCTTGCCAAGATCGCCTGAGCCTGTGGCGAGAGTGGTGATCGTTGTCCGCAATCCGGCTGCCGCGGTACCGGCATCTCCCATGGTCTGTGACATGACCGTCAGCAATGCGATCGTTTCGTCTAAGCTGACGTTCATCCCGTAAGCCACGGGTCCTACCATGGCCACTGCGGTGGCGATCTCCTCTATGGGCCGTTTCGTTGCAACGAGCTTCGCGGCCAGTTCCTCCGCCTGATCTCCGGACATGCGGAAGGCGGACATAATGTTCTCAAGAGAATCGGCAGCTTTTTCGATCCCGAGATTGTCGAAAGTTCCAAGCCGCGCTGCGGCTCTGTAGATCTTCATCGCCTCGGTCGCACTGTTACCGGATTGGACGATCTTGTCGAATGCCCGGACGCCAGCGCTGGACATATGACCGTACTCAATGGCGATATCGGCAATCTCGTTTGCCAACGTGCGCATCTGGTTCTCGGATAGGTCCCCCATCCTAACCCACAGATTGCGCCACGCTGTGTCGAACTCGCGTACGACCTGGACAGACTTGCGAAGCTGCGCGACCGCCGCGGTTAGACCGACTACCGCGGAGGCCATTCCTACGATGGTAGATGTAGCAGTCTTGGCAGACTGAGCTATTCCCTGTGCGCCCTGTCGGAATCCGGATTCGGCACTGTGGACGTCGGAAAGGAACTTGTCCTTCTGTAGCTGGATCTCGGCATACGCTACGCCGATCCGGTTCACGCCATCACCCCCTCGGCCCTATCAGGCCCTTTTCCTTGCAATCCACTTCTAGGTCGTCTTCTAGCGCCTCCGATACCAGCGTAGCATGTGGTACAGCCTGGCGCACCTCCTTCCACACCTTCTCATCGGCCATCGCCGGTATCTGCTCCCCCATCCGGTACCTGGAGATGGCCCCCAAGCCTGCTACGAGGAATCCGAACTGTTCGTCGTCGAGGCATCCGATGTCGTCGAGCCCGATGCCGTAGGTGGAGCAGACGATGGGGATGAAGTCCCAGAAGTTCCACTCTCGGCTGCCCCACTCTCGGAGTTTTTTGGGTTGCCTACCATGGAATCAAGCATCTCGTCAATTGTCTTGATCGCATCTGCTCCGGTAGCCTCTTCGGGGATGTCCTGCAACCCAGTACACCATAGGAATGCTGTCTCCAGGACCTGGTTCGATCCGCTGAACAGAACGTCCACGAACGCCCTGTCAATCGGGATCTTTTTGCCGTCCTCTTCGATCTCATCCCCGTACTGTTGCTGCAACGCCAGCGCCAGCGCCTCTGCCATGTGCCGGCGCGTGAACACCCCGAACAGCGCCTCGGCGTAGGGTTCCCAGCCTGACAGAAGCCGTGCCAGGAACTCTTGCTTCCATAGCTGCGCCTCGCGCGCATCGGCGAACTCGTCCGGGACGCCGCGTTCCCGAAGGTCTTTCATCGCAGCCTCGGAACAACGCGCCATTGCCATGGCCGCCTTGTTCCGGGTAGTGGCCAGCGAGAACGTCGGCGTGTCCTTGCGGACTAACGCCTCGAATTGCGCCTGGTGCCATAGGTTCAGCCTGGGGACCTCAATCTCGGTCCCGCCGACATTGAACTTGCGGACGTGCGCCTCCTTGGACGCCGCCCGATACGCCTGTAGTAGGTTCGATTTACTCATTCCGTCTCCTTGACTTGTTCAGCTAGCTTCTTTCGTGCCAGATCCAGCATCTCTTGCGCCCGCTCATCCCAGCAATCCATCTCAATTTCAATGCATCCCTCGTTCGCTGTGATCATATGGCCACGGCGCAGTGCCGCCTCGGCTGCCGCCCAATCCCCGGCTGCAAGCCAGAATTGACCCATACGGATCCAGGTCTCGCGCTGCCACGGAGCCTCCCCGAGCGACCTCAGCATCCAGATAAGAAGCTCGTCCGCTGGCCGCCCTTGTGCCCCCTTACACGCCGCGATCAGGCGACACACGGCGGCGCGGAGCACGCTCCACTGGTCTGTATCCTCTATCGGAGGGTCAATGTACCCCGGCACCAAGGCTAGGAACCAGTGCGCCCATTGCTCCGCCTCAGCATACCTCTTCTGCCGCGCCAGCTCAGATGCGTAGTAATGAACCATCCGCGGATTTTCCACATACTGATCCATCCACATCTCATAGATCGGCAACCTGTTCTCGGTTCTATCCCGCTCAATGTCCGGGTAATGGCGGATAAGTTCGTCCTTGATGAGTATAGCTCGCTGCTCCTTAGGGTCCTCCGGTTCTAGAACCTCGTGTATCGGATAATTCCACCTATAACCATGCCGCGAGTGGACCTTGAACCCCCAGATAACAATCTTCGGTTTCGTCTGCTCAGGATCCGCCCAGTCCGTTGTGAACGGGTACCGTAACACGGTAGTGCCATTCACCCAACTGCGCTCTACGATCTCCCGCCAGCCGGGAACAAGTACCTCATCTAGGTCCAGACATACGCACACGTCGGCGTCTTCTGGAACGTAGTCGAGGCTGATGTTCCTGGCCGTGTCAAAGCGCCACGGGACCACCGAGATACGTTGTACGTTCGCGCCTCGCCGGCGCAACATGTCAACCGTATCATCGGTGGATCCCGTGTCGCTGATATAAACACCATCCGCGTCTAGGGTCGAATCCATGAAGCGCGCGACGTTGCGCTCTTCATTCAGACTGATCCCGTAAACACAGATGTTCATCCTCACCTCCTGCTAGTTAGCCACCGCCGAAGTGAAGCCGACATCGCCCTCGACTGTGAGTGTGAGATCGCCCTCGCGCACGCCCTCTAGAGGGAACCTTTGTGTGATCCCCGAGATATACGCCCAGAACTCCCACCGCTCGTGAGTCGTAGTATTCACGTAGAGCAGTACGTACACAGGTTCTTGCTCTGTGATCTGGTATGTATCATCGGTAGACCAGAACGTGCGGACCGTGATCGTCTCCCCGCTCCGCAGGACCGGGTAATGCGACCTGAACCCGCTGTTAGCTGCCGCCGACGCGAACGTGGTGATGTCTTGAGTCTGAACGGTGATGGATGCGCTCAGCTCCCCGGTCGCTCCGAGGATCTGCTGTAGCAGCATCAGACCGCAGTCATCTATGTACCACGTCTGAGCTGCGCTTGAACTGAACGTATACACAATCTTCTTCGTGTCTTCTGGAGCGGTGATGCGCATTGACCACAGGCCCCAGCCGTTCTCAGAGTATGACGGGGTACTTGTAATGGTCATCGTCTTTGTGGCGAGCGTATCGTCAGCATCATCCTTGAATACGACAGTTAGGAGCGCAGACTTCCCCGTCTGCATCTTCGCCCACACCTTGGCAACGCAGGCCACATCACTTGCGAGGGCCGAAGCCAGAGTTACTGTCTGTGACAAGCTGGCCCCGGTCCCTGCATCTGTCCCCTTGGCAACGAATCCGCTCCCGCCGCGGGACCCGCCGGACTGTGCTACTACCGTCCCGGTGTCGCTCCAGCTCGTCAGTGTTCCGGACTCAAAGCCTGGATCGTCCAGTAGGTTCTGCTTGACAGTAGTGCCTACTGTCCGCCCCACCGAGCGGTAGATGCCCGCGAGATAACCCTGGAGCGCCATCGGCTATCTCCTAGCTCCCGAAGTGGGTTGCCGGTTCGCCGTTCAGCAATAGACCGTAATCGTACGACACCGCATCGTCTAGCGGAGCGCGCAACGTGCAGCCGGTAACAAGATACGTTGCCTGCCACACTACAGCCGATGCCGAACTGTCTACCAAACGTAGCGCCACTCCATCCGCATCTCCGATCTTGCTCTGCAGGAAAGTCCGCGCTAGAGCTTGGCTTGTATCTCCACCTGATAGGACGTTGACCGTCACGTTCTGTGCTTCGTACAGTGTCAATAGATGTGTACGCCATGGTAGCGATGAATCTCCGTGCGCCGTGATGTCAACAGACCCGTGCACTTGATTGAGTTCCGGGAAGGATCCCCCGCGGATGCGAAGCGCATCCCAGGAAGACGAACCAGTATCCACTTGAATCAGATAGTTATAACCGCGTTCTGCCATCATTCACCTCCTCACTGAGCCAACATGACCCAGTACCTCCGCATCCCCCTCCATATCTTGGTGCCGCCGACCTCTTCCGAGATCACGCCACCAGCTACATCGGGGAATACCTTAGCCGTGCCCCATCCCGATACGGTTACTTGTGCCTTCCCTAGGCACGCGAACACCGCATCGTACAGCGCCACGGCACCAGTATACGTCGTTGTCCACACGTCCACCTGCAGCCTCACTATGTTCAGCTGCGGATCCGATACAGCATAACAATATTCCTGCCGGTCAGTCAACGGACAAACGTAGGTGATGTACGGATACGCAGGATTGTCCGCCGCGCCCATCGGGTACACCCTGGTCGTGATTGCTTTGACGGCCTCATCTGTAATCAGAAGATTACGGACCGCAGTCGCCAGCGGACCCGCCCAGTCAGCCACCTACGTCACCCCCAATATCCGCTTGACATCATCTCGTGTCCCGTCCAGCGTTAGCGTCAACCATGGCCTCGGCGCCATCCTAGATGTCCCGACCTCCAAGTACAGCGCGTAATCAAGCTGCTTGCCGCCACGTTCCTTTTCTAGAACACCGAACCGCCCCGTGACGCCGCTCTTGTCAATCTCAACGTCAAAGGTAATGGAAGCGCGCAGGTGACCGGTAACAATTCCAGGGAAGCCGCCTTCCGGACTTGGACTCCCATGATACATGTTCGTCTTGGCATAGTCTGTGCAGAACGCAACGGCATCCCGCATCCGGTTAGCGGCCTCGCGGTCCACTAGCGCTTCAAACTCCGCGCTATTCCATTCTACCTGTACTACATGCGGCTCAGGCATCGGTTCCCTCCAGCCGAACGACGTGGCATTCCAGATGATGCCCCATTCCGTCAACGTCGTCAGCGGAGAGGACATCATAGTACCGCCCTTGCCAGAGGATCCGGTCGCCAGGAGCAGCGTCTATGTCTGCCGGTAATACTACCATATGCGTAGCGACCCGTGCATCGGCCCCCCCGGCTGCCTGTAGCGCCTCGCGCCTCGCGTAATCGCCCATCACGACACGGCACTTCGCACCGCGGTCAATCCGCGACCAGGTAGGGATCTCCTCCCCGTAGTCGTTGACCGTCCGCGTTGCCCGGTAGATGTCGCAGGTCGTGTTCAGCCCTAGCATCAGACCGTCACCCTCTTGTACCTGTCCAGCCGCAGGAGAAGGTCCTCGTTGATCCTAGTCCCGCCTCCGCTCATTGCCCACGGTACCGTGGAGCCGAACGTGACGCTGTAATTGCCGATGGAGAACTGCGCAGCTCCGCCAGCATCGCGGTACGCGTTCTGAATGACAAGCAGCTGCCGACAAGCCAGCTCAAGAACAATCTCCTTCAGCTCGGCTGGGATCGGTATGTGATTGCCGGACTCGGTCGAGGACTCGTCTGAGTAGCCGCCGATGTACTTGATCTGCACGGTCAACGCATCTGTCTGGTAACGTTCCGTTGTGCCAATCAGCTCGCCTTCCTGGGAGCCGATTAGCCGTATGTAGCTCGGGTAGACCGCGTAGTCGCCAGTTGACAGTTCCGTATTCCAGACAAGGATCTGCTTCACCTCAACGATCGGTGGCCGAGTGACGGAGATCACGGGTGAATAGTCGTGC